GGTGATGCCAATTATGACGAAGACTTTGATGTGGCAAAATACTTAGGAAAGATGTCAGCCTTTGAGCAAAAGAAAATTTTGTGTAACGCACTTGGCGTTTCCAGCTACTATGACGAGCAAGGGCTGCGCAAAGCACTGGAGAAAATCATCAAAGCATCATAACACCATGGAGATAGCAGAGGTATACTACAAGGCCAAAGACGGTAAGATATTTACTGACCCGTTGGAGTGTGAGGAAACCCAAAAAGAGAATGGATACTTATAATAGTCTGGTAGAATTTATTAATAACGAATTTTGATTATGGACTTCACACAGATACATTTCGGCAAGATATGCAAAATTAACATAGGCGGTAAGAACTATGAGAATATATCGGGTAATATGACTATTACTGACGATGGCGTTTTTCTCAACGGACAGCCTATAGACGAATACAAAGAGCCTCCTATTGTCAAGATAGAGATTACTGGCGATGTCGAGAAGGTAGAGAGCGAGGCCTGCGATGTTACCGTTAATGGTAATGTAGGGTCTATAGACTCTAAGAACGGCAATATCCATTGCGGCAACGTTATGAAGAACGTAGAGAGCAAGAACGGTAACATCCATTGCGGTGAGGTTAGTGGTGACGTGATAAGCAAGAATGGTAACATCTACAGACAATGATTAGGGCTGAATATAAAGACTTGCTCTACGAGAGTGCTACCGTTGACGGTTTGATACAGGCATTGAAGCAAGAAGACAAAGATTTACCCTGCCAGTGGTTTCTGATATGGTCTGAGAATATAGACATGCATGGATTTAGCATGATGTCAAACTACAACAAGGCTGCATGGCCAAAGGACGAAGACAAGAAGTAATTACATAATTTTAAAACGTAACAACTATGAGAAGTAGAACAGCAAACTGGTTTCTCTGCAAAATCCGCTATGAGAAGACCATGGAGGACGGACTCCAGAAGAAAGTGACAGAACAGTACGTAGTGGATGCCCTGAGCTTCACAGAAGCAGAGGCGCGCATCATGGAGCAGATGTCCGCTTACATCAGCGGAGAGTTTGAAGTGGTAGAGATTGACCGCTGCCAGTTCCATGAGGTATTCTTCAGCGACGAAGAGATGGCTGACAAGTGGTACAAGGCAAAACTTCAATTTATCACCATCGACGAGAAGACAGACAAAGAGAAGAAAACCAACGTCTACTACCTGGTACAGGCTGGCAGTTTTGAGGGTGCTCGTAAGAACATCGACGAGGTCATGGGTGGCACCATGATTGATTACGTCATCAATGCCGTCAAGGAGACTGTTATTATGGACGTTTTTGAGTATGTGGCAAAGAAAGATGAAGAAGCATCTTGATACTCTCTATGTGGTGACAGGCATCTCTAGGCTGACTGGTGAACGTGAGCCAGTCAGCAAGCCTGCACCCATCATCAAGGCGATACAGCTGCGTAGCAAGTGGAAGAAGAAGCCTGCCTGCAAGCGCGACTACCTCTGGCTTCGAGTAGAACCTTTTACCCCCCCCCTATTCAATAACCTGTAAGTAAACGACTATGCCTTTCAAAGTACGATACGAAATCTATGAGCCAAACAAACAGGCTCCTTGCCTGACAACTTTCGACCGCATGTACGCATGGGCAGAGCTGAACGACCGCCAAAAGAAGCTTGGCATGGCGCTCACCCGCATGACAACGACTGTCATTCCTGAAGAGCTTACCAAGTCAGAGCAATACCTCTACCTGGTCTATCAGGTGCGTAGCCTGCAGAAGCACTACTGGGCCAACGGCAAACAGCATGACGATCTGCTGGAATCGCTGGCCAAGGAGAAAGAGCTGGATAACCGTAATACCAAAATCCGCTACCATCTAGAGGCACATCCGAAGTACCGCATCGACGACCAGGAGTCCTTTGCCTTCTTTCAGCTCGTTGAGGCATGGCGCGAAAAGTGGAAACACTATTTTGCCTACAAGAGACAACAGAACAAAGACGATGCCGTACAGCGCGAAATGTATAAAGAGTGTCGTGACTACGAAGCAAAGATTGACGAATACATCAAAAAGACTATCGGACTATGAACACAGCAAGAACCACCACTTCCGCTACTTCTCCAGCAGGCAAGTATATCACCGTCACCATCGACGTGATGATACACGGAGGACGGACCTTCTACAAGCAGTTGCACTACAAGCACTGCTCGCTCTATCGCTTCGACAACTCCGCACTGTCGGCAATGGCACAATGGATTGCTGACAAGCTGCCGTCTGTCAACACTCGCTCTGACGTTGTCTGCTTCTGTAAGATGCCAAGTGGCGAAGAGGCTGTTATCAGTTTCAATCAACAATCAAAGAGAAATTAACGCATGACTACGATACCACCGTTCAACCCAGAAGCAGAGGACATAAAGCGCTCTGTCCGCTATATCCTTGACAATGCACCCATCCAGCACCTCACAGAGGAAGAAGTGCTGACAACCATCAGGCTGCTACAGCTGGAGGTATGGCTACAAAGTTCAAAGCTCTCACGCTACAGTGTTACCATCTACCAAGACGATGAACGCCTGCAGAACCTGACGGATGATGACCGCTTGCTGGCTATGCTGCTGCACTGCCGTTGCCGTAGCAATCTGCTGTTGCAGTACAAGCTACTGCTGTGGGCCTATGGTCATACCGAATATCACTGGAAGAAGGTCGTCAAGCGCTGTCCCATCATTGAGATGACTTCTCAGACCGTCAATGGCCAGTATGGTGGCCGATACCTGGGCAAAGGTTATGTCATTGCCAAGCATATCCAGTCACTCCGCATCTGGATCATACAGAATACTACTAGCGAAGAATACAAAAAACTGAAAATATAAAAGACAGCCTAATACAGTTCCGTATACAGCTGATACAGCACTGGCTACAGCTAATACGCATCTGTACTAGCTGTATAATTCAGAAAACAATAAAGTAATAGACTATGGACTACGAGAAGAAATACAAAGAGGCTCTGGAAAGAGCAAGGCAATTCAGTGAAAAACCGTATCTTGAAGACAGTAAAGGTATAGTGGATTATATCTTCCCCGAACTCAAAGAGAGCAAGGGTGAAAAGATAAGGAAAAAAATCATAGCCACTATTCATTTGTATTATGGTGAACCACTTGAAGATGAAGCAAAAGAAATGATTGCATGGCTTGAAAAGCAAGGTGAGCAAAAGCCTACTGAATGGTCAGAAAAAGACGAAGATACCTTGCATTGTATTATTGATGCCCTTGATAGTTTAGACATAAGAACAAATACCAATGGTGAGCATGAAGACCATACAGAAGAAATTTATTGGCTCAAATCCCTCAAAGACAGAGTACAACCACAACCACAGCAAGAGTGGAGTGAAGAGGATGAAGAGAATTTTAAAGGAGTTATGGATGCTTTGAATTTTTGTAACCATGAAGGCGTTAACCCTTATGACATTGACCCCTTGTATCTTGCATCTTGGCTCAAATCCCTCAGACCTCAGTCAACTTGGAAACCAACCGAGCAACAGATGAAGGTTCTTAACGAGGTTATAAACTTCGCTGCTGACCACGGTACTATGCGATGGAATGACTACATCTACAATGTTTTAAAAGGCTTACGTGAACAATTAAAGAAATTGTAATATGACAGACAAAGAGAAAATTAGAGCCGAGATAGTAAGGCATTTAAAGGAAGATGCTTGTGGTGACGAAATAGCAGTTTACAATGAATTGCTTTCCTTCATCGACACTATGCAAGAAGAGCCTAAATCCAAATTTGAGCAGTCTATCCAAGAAGGTGACAATATTGTCTACAATGAAGATTTAGGATGTAGAGTTAATCTTTCTCAGCTTAAACGTGTAGCAAAGAAAGAAGAGCCTGTAAGCGAGGGATTGGAAGAGGTGGCACATCAGTATTATAAACCAAACGAAACATTCATGGATGGTTTTAAGAAAGGTGCAAAGTGGCAGAAAGAAAACCTTTGGAAACCTGCCGATGGTGATGACTTGCCAGAAATAGACAGGGAGGTCATAGTCTTGATTAACTATAATGCCCAATGCAATATCCATGATGAGGAATATCCTACTTATAGAGTTGGATTTGGACATAGACCTAATCCTAATGGATGGGATGGCAAGAACATTGACACCAATGTGATTACTCACTATACTCCTAAACTCTATGACAAGGGAGGTTGGAATGCACCTAATATTGTATATTGGCTGGACGCAAGATTACCATACGAAGAAAATAAAATTATCAAAGAACCATGACAGGCGCAGCATATAGTAGTAAAGAACTAAGCCTTGTCTTGCAACATAAAGGCATTGATGCACATCGTGTAATGCGATTTGAAAAAGGCGGTGGTTGGTACTGGCAGTACACTTTTGACATCATTTGTAGGTGGCTCAGAGAAGTACACGGATTGCACATCTATACCTTCCGTCTTGGTGAGAAATGGCACTATGAGATACAGGTGTTCAAAGAAGGGTACACTTACTCTAAGGTAGGTGGTGATAGCCACGATGAAGCCTTAGAGAATGCTATTTGGTATTGTGTAAATAACTTAATATAATAGGGCTATGAAAGCAAATGAACTGACTGGCAAGATTCTTTTGTCTAACGGCTTTAAGGAGTCTGAGAATGATGTATATGAGTGTTTCTTGCAGGTGACAGAACCTCTTGATACTGGCGAAACAGATGTCTATTACAGACGGCTATACATGTACTACAACTATCTGGAGTGGCGATGGTCTGTGTGGTATCTTGGTGGAGAAGGAAAGCAGCACTTAGGCTACTGTCAGACTGTGGAACAACTGAATAAGCTATTGCAAAAGAATAAAATTGAAAAAGAAATAGAACTATGAGTAAGGCAGAAGAAAGAGGTAAAATTTACGCACTTCATAAAGCAAGTGAAAAGTTGAATGATTATTATGGTAGTGCAATGCTAAGTGTTGTTCAGTTTGATGGGTATGACATTAAGAATGCTTATATCGAAGGCTGCCACCAAGCAGAGAAAGATTTGGAACTGACAGTTGATGACATTAAAGACATTGATAGGTTACTAAATCAATGTGTTGATTGTAGCAATCCGTATCAAGAAGTATTGAAACGATTTAAAGCACAGAAAGGAGAATAAGGTATGACAGACACTTACAGACTATACATATTCCTGGCATTCGCAATATATATGGCCATCTGGCTTTGCATCGTTGCCGTACTAAGAGCCACACAGAGCGAAAAGGAAAAGCAGGATGAAACATACTGCGCTATCCACAACATACCATTTATGAGCACCACAGAGTGCTGGACGGGTATCTCTATATTCTGGCCTGTACTCTTGTTACTCATTCCCTTCTTCCTACTCTACAAAGCAATTTACAACTTAACAAAGAGAATAAAGAAATTATGAGAAAATTCATTTGCATATCATCAGTACCGTATGTTGTTAATAATGGCGGATTTCGTATAACCTTTCAAAAAGGAGACAGTATATCAGCAGTATACACAGAAGGAGACATCGTTCATTGTACAACAGACTTTGGTCATAGCTTTTGTATTCAAAAAAAAGATCTAGACAAGTCCTTCGAACGGGAATTTGACTATAAAGAAAAGAAATACTACCAACAGCTACGCGACAAGGCTGCTGTTGCAGCTATGCAGGGAATACTATCCAACGCTCCTTACATTGCAGCTATTGACGATGACAACGAAGATACTATCAAATCTATAGCCAATGACGCACTAGTACATGCTAACGCTCTAGTTAACAAAATAAAAGAAATGGATGAATAACATGACTCTTGGCACAACAGTATATCTGGCATGGTACGACTTCCGACAGCAGACAGAACACATCTGCAAGGGTGAGGTTGTTGACAATGAGCTGTGGGCTGGCACCAAACAGGCAGACATGATCAATGTCAGCTTCCAGCCTCCTGGCATGAAAGCACCCATCTGCCACCACTTCACTGCCGACAAGCTTTCTGAAGATGCTACCAACGTCCCCCACGACGACTGTTACCTTGTCTGTGGCAAAAAGACGCGCTTCTATGCTCACGACCATACTGTTTCTGCCACACCTAAGAATTCTACTTCCTCCGATGCCTGGCAACGCAAGGAACAGTTTAAGGCAGACCATTGGGACTATGAGCGTGGCCACCTACAGCTGGAATACCTCGACGAGTTCTACCAGCTCTGGCACGATGCCATTGCAGCAAAGCTGGGTGTCCCACAAAATGAGACACCTCCTGCCGTAGCCTCAGCTACAATCACTCTGCCGTCACATAAGGAAGCCACCACTCCTGCTGCATCTCCAGCAGGAAAGCGCAAGCGCACCACAGGCTCCATCACTTACAAAGACTCAATACAAACATCACTTTTCGACTAATACATTATGAAGAAAGAAGACTTTATCGGCAAGTTCATCCTGCGAGCAGGCGACTTGAAACCCGAAGAAATCACAAGCTACTACTGGCGTAGTCAGGGGATGACAATCTCCTACTGTCAGTATCTAAAGTCCATCGGCATGCTCTTCAATGACAAAGAGGATGCTGAACAGCATTACAGGTGCGTCATGGGTAGCATGAAGATGCCTGCCACAACTGTCCCCAGCGGCTCAGTCACTGGCTCTCCATGTACCTTTGCGGCATTCTCGCCGTCAACAGCTATAAAAGCTGTCAAGCCTCGCATCTACCTCTCAGGGCCTATCAGCAATCATGACCTAGAAGAGCGCCGTCAAGCATTCAAGAAAGCACAAACGGTACTGGAGGCAGAAGGTTTTACCGTGTTCAATCCTATGGAGAATGGTTTGTCTGCTGAGGCTACCACCCACGACCATATGCACCGCGACCTTGCCGTGCTTACCAACGAAGACATTCCTTTCACCGCTATCTATATGATGACTGGCTGGCTCCATTCTGCTGGTTGCAAGCTGGAGTTTGACGTGGCAACAGCTATCGGCCTCAGCGTCATCATAGAAACAGACGAGCAAAACACCAACTCAATATTAATCAATTTCAAATAACACTATGCACGAAACAGTATTACAGGCTATCATTGCCTACCTTTTTGGTCACAAGTATTACGTGAACATCATCAACACCATAGGCACCGACAAGTGCGAAGCCTCATCGTTCATCCATCGTAGCAAGGCTGAGGCCGACGAGCACCGCAAGCAGATAGAGTCTACTTCTTCCTTCAGCTACGTTGAAACCGTCTCATTCCGTTCTCGCAAAGAGTATTAACCGATAAAATCCAAGTTTCACTCATTATAACTATCTTAGCACCATGATTCAGAAAGCTATTCTTTTCCTGCTGCGCCACTGGCGCTGGCTTCGTCTGCGTAAGTTCTACGTCATTGCCGATGCTACCGACAATAGCATCACGCTGTCTAAGTGGCTCTTCCGCATGCTTGACGTGTATAACCAGGACGAAGCAAAGGTCTTCATGTTCTGTATCAACACCTTTAATGCTGATGGCAGTTTTGTCACTCGCAAGGACTATGCCTTTACGCTCAATCCCAAGTTGGATCAGGAGACACAGCTCTGCGACATTCAGTACAATCAGAAGCACCGCTGCATAGGCTTTGAGACTCTGAACCCTACCGTCAACCGTATTTTCTACGACTACGGTATGCAAGCGTACATTCGCTGCAAGCTCTCTGTCGACATGCTGCAGACGCAGTATAACAACATTACCTACTACCAACTCCTAAGACCTGGCAACAATGGAAAATCTGCTCAGTAACTCCCGCAAACCAGATATCACCTTCTACCGCAATGGTCGTATAGATATCAGTGCCCATGTTGTCAAGGCCCTGGACTTGCAGCGTGGCGACAGCATAGGCGTAACTACCGATGGCTACGAGTATCTGCTCTACGTTACCCATCGTGGTGGCAATGGCCGCTTTGAAGCTATGTGTATGCCGACGAATGTCAAGAAGAATACCAACAGCTTTCGTGCACACTCTGTTCGACTGTCGCGTGCAGTCCGTAAGGCTATTCCCGTAGGCCGTGCTGTAGGCGATGTGCTGCGTCTTCCTACTGGCAAGGCGTACCACTCAACGACTCTCGACTGCACCGTCATTCCGCTTATTACTCACAATCCATTATAGATATATTATGCAAAAGGAAATCAAGTACACAGGCTTCTCAGAGACACCCAGCGACTATGAGTGTCCTGATGGCGACCTCGCCACCGTCGTAGGCATGGTGCCAGAGGATGAAGCCATGAAACCTATCCAGCAACCGCAACTGCAGTTTAAGCTACCAAGCATGGTATCTGGAGAAACATGGTCTGTCGTGTTTATCCACAAGAATACGGGCTTTACCCACTACATTGTTTGTTGGGAAAGAACTGTTGAGATAAACAGTCAAAGCGTAAACAGAAAGTATTACTACTGGATAGGAAACTTTACTCCTGGCGAGACTCCTACATTCAACGCCAACAACCTCATTGTTTTCTTAGACGATAAAGAGGTCTATGAGTTGAACGCCTTGGGTAATACCTTGATGATACTGACTGACGATGGTATAGAGTATTACTTGTGGAAAGTAAACACATATAAAAGCCTGGGACAGAATATACCTATCACATACCTCTCCTTTGGATTGCAGGGTGATGTCGCGACAGAAACCAAAGAACAAAAGTTCTACGGCTTGTTTGGAGATTTAAGTTTTGACGAAGAAAAGGAAACGCCATGGTTTGCGGATGATGATTATGTCTTGTCGACAGATGACGAAAAAAGAATTATTACAGATGGTGTGCTAGCTCACGTTAATAGGTTTATTTCAGAACAAGTCGCTGAAAACAACAAGTTTGTTTTCCCGTTTTTTGTTCGCTATGCCTATAGGTTAACTGACGAATCTTTAATAATGCACTCCGCCCCTGTATTAATGACTACCGACACAAGCGCATGGACTCCGCGATGTGACATTACTCAAAGTGAAGTTCATGTAGACATAGTTGATGATAATTATTATTGGTGGGTAACTATGGATTTGAGGTGTATTGCGTATAACCTTGACTATGCAGCCTTCATCCCTGAACACCTTGAAGACTGGGGAGATATCGTCAAGTCTGTAGACATCTTTGTGTCATTGCCTATTTACACTTACAATCAGGCAGGAAAGGTTGCGGGCTTTCATAATTCCTCTAATGACTACATTGAACAGGATGGCATAAGAACATCCTTTGCAGGATATACTGTAGGAAAGATTGGTCAGGCAGTTCCAAATGCTTATTCTAAAATGCTTTCTTCTGCATATGCACCAGCTATACCTGGTCTCAGTGCTGCATACTTTAAAATTCATAACGAAGAGGCCCATGAATCAAGACAAGCATATAGGGCCTTTACATTACCCTATTTTTCAAAAGAAAAAATGCAAGATGACATATCTGCTGTCCACGATTATTATCTTTTGAAGTCTATTCCTATTGAAGACCTTTCTACGGAGCGTACAAAGATAAACCTTGTCGAAAATTATCTGACTAATCTGTCAACTAAAGAGCGCATGACAGATGACTATGCAGAAGGAACCAAGCTTATTGCAAAGACTTCGTTCGCATATAACCAGCGCCTTAACCTGGGAAACCTCTCAGTAGAAGCGTCCAATCCCTATGTACCCTCGTGTTATGCTGCTTATGCAAATGCCAACACCTGCGAATATGATATATACGTAAAGATTGAAGAAGGAAACAAGGAAATTGTTGTCAAGGCTCCAGTAATAACAGGGCTGTCTTATCTCCATAATGATAAGCCTATTATCTACTTCTATTATCCAAATTCAAACGCAAAGAAGGCTATTATCAAAAAACATGGGACGCCTGACGTTCTTTATGAGCTGCCACTCACCAAGCATGACTTCCTGAATGGCGTGTTCTATTATGGCGGTTGGTATCCAGACTTAACCGTCATACAAGATGAACCTACACCATCAACAGACAGAATGGTGCCCATGCCTAACAAACTCTACACCTCTGAGGTTGCGAACCCGTTCTTGTTCACTTCTAAAGGCATCCAGACCGTAGGTGTCGGCACTATCCTTGGTGTGCGTCCTATCGTCAAGGCTATGTCGCTGGCACAGTACGGCCAACACGACCTGTATGTATTCAGCTCCGATGGCGTCTGGTCGCTGGAGGTTGACAGCGAGGGCTACATGCAGCACCCGCACTTGGCTACTCCTGATATTGTGCTTGGCAATGGAGGCAGCATTTCACAGATAGACGGTGGTGTACTCTTTGCTACTGATCGTGGCATCATGCTTATTAGCGGCTCTGACTCCGTCTGCATCTCTGACATGCTCAACAGCACTAGTCCGTTTATCCCAATTGGCACTACAGCTGCACAAGACCTATTGCCTGGACTGCGCAATGTAGTTGACGCTGATATGATTGCCCAAATGCAGACAGGCACGTTCCGTAATTTTATTACGGATTGTCGCATGACGTATGACTACCCACACCAGCGTATCATTGTCTATTCGCCTACTCACGACTACGCTTACGTCTATTCGTTGAAGTCGAAACAGTGGGGCATGATGCCAAGCAAGATACAGTCTACACCCCTCAACTACCCTGCTGCGCTGGCAATGGTCGTTGGCAGTGACAGCCGAAACTGGCTGGTAGACTACTCTAAAGACGATATTGTGCAGGGCGTAATACAGGTAGAAAGTGGCCTCATCATCACCCGTCCGCTGAAGCTGGACTATCCTGACGTGCTGAAGACCGTTGACACCATCATTCAGCGTGGCAAGTTCCAGAAGGGCCATGTCAAGAGCATCCTCTATGGTTCGCGCGACCTGCTGAACTGGCAACTTGTCTGGTCTAGCGTAGACCACTACCTGCGTGGATTCAGTGGCACACCCTACAAGTACTTCCGCTTGGCGCTACTCTGCGACCTGGCAGAGGGCGAAGACTTGATGGGATGCACCGTACAGTTTACACCACGACTTACCGATCAATTGAGATAAACTAGTTTCTGTATCAATGGGCAAGCGTGCCCAGAAAATATTATTACAATATTTTATACTTTGTTTTAGTATTTGTTTAGATTTTAATAAACAAGAATGCCATCCGTCCGAGAGGGATAGATGGCATTCACTTTCATTACGAAAAACACTACTAACCTAAAACAATCATCTAATAACCATGATAAAACAAACTACTTATTACTAATAATACTACATCGCTATTTGCAGCATGATAATCTAGAATGGGTTAAGCGGTCTTCTCACCCTGCCTACGCGAAATGTCAATGCAGCAGATATCTTTGGCTCTACCATCTCTGCTTTCTGCACCCATTTTGCTTCACCGTCAGGCTTGGTGAGACTCATCCAGTCAGCCATCACCTTGTATACCAAAAACTCATGGATAAGTCTGCGCATCAGCTCTACCGTTGTCTGTGAGAAATCATCTGGAACCATCAAGTGCAACACCAGCTCGTCACGCTCCTGCAGCGTATCGTCCAGTGAGGTCTCGTCTTCTACTTCTACCTTAGAGTAAGGATAGCACAATTCAACACAGTGGGCAAAGGCCAAGTCCAGGACACGGGTAACACGGTCCACGTTGCCGTCTTCGCCAATATCCATCACCTGGTGACGATCGTGCTCGTCCTCCGTCTTCATGGTGTCACCTTCCACGTAGGCGTAGTTCTTGCAGTCGTACAGGATTTCCTCACGCTTGAAGGTGAGTGTTACCTTCTTTGTCCTTGGCTTTATCATTGCTTACGGGTTTTCGGTGGTTTCTGCTTCTTCTGTAGACTCAGGTGTCGGCTCTGGGTCTGGTGTCGGCTCAGGAGGTGTAGGTGTGGTGCGCTGCGGACGTACACGCTTATTCACTGCCTCACGTATCTGCTCCAAGTTGATTACTGCCTGTTTGATATAGTCGGCTGCATCGGGCTTGTTGGTAATGGTAAACCAGTCACCAATAGCTGTGTTGACAATATACTGGTGCAGGGCTGCGCTGATAGTATCGTTGGTGGCCGGATTGAAGTTTGACGGAACCTTCAGGGCAATAACAATATTCTCCGTTCCATCCATCTGAATGTCGTTGGCGCTTGTTCCGTCTTCCTCCAGGTACTCGCTCAACTTGGTTTTCAGCGTAGCAAAGGCATTGCCCAGGCTGCGCAAAATCTGGTTGGCGTTTTCCTCGTCGTCGTTAGCCTGCATGTTGGCCACGTCTTCGTGGTTGTTGTCCTTCTGACGGCTGCGGCCTGTCAGATACGTCTTGTTCTGAACGTCGTACACCAGTTCGCTCTTATACAGCGTAATAGTAATCGTCTGTCTTGCCATAATCTATTATCGTTTTAAATTTGTTCTACTTGTTCATGGTGTCGGGACAACACGCGTGGGTTTCTTTCTATAGAATATCTTACCCATTACGTCATTCATCATTCCCAGGGCGTCGGCTCCATAGCTTTCAATCTCTTCCTTATTGGTAAACTTATACCACTTGGCCACTATCACCGACACAAAGAAGCTGAACAGGCTGGCCTGCACGCTCTCCGTCAGGTTGTTGTCATACGACGATGATAACTCCAGCTTCACTACGTAGTCTCTGCTCAGGTCTATCGTGTTGCCCTCGCTGTTGTCACTTACCTCAACAATAAACTTCTTCAGCTGTTCGGTGGCGGCATTGCAGGCCTCCGTCCAGAACCGTTCAAGCATTGACCTGTCAGAGTCGGTAGTAAAGATGCGGTCATAGGCGCTGTCATCGCCTTGCATCTTTGCTCCTGTATAGCTGGTAGTCTTGGCCACTTCGTCATAGACCCGCTGCTTGCTGACTGTTAACGTCACCTCTATCATACCACAATTATAATCGATTACGCAGACAAAGATAGCGACAAAACCGCCATCCTCGCTTTTATCCGTTAACTAGTGTGCCTAGTGTGCCTGCTGGCTCTGTCAGCAGGAAATAAAACAGGGTGTCCCACAAAATGAGACACCCCAAACCAACACTTCATGGTGACGTCTATTTCTCCAGTCCGAAGTACTTGCGGATATTAAACACACCGTCCTTGTCTTTCAAGGAGTCCTTTGCCAGATAGTAGCACATCTTCAGCATGTCAAGCTCGTCAACCTCGGCTATCGACTTTTTGAGCACTCGCTCTGCCAACGTCAGGGCACTGTCGCTATACTTCATCGAGATACCCACATACATGGCATACGAATTGTAGTAGGGTGACTCTTCCATCGGCAAGCCTAACTTGGCAAGGGCCGCTTCCACCTTCTCGTAGCTCCACTTAGGCTGGGGATCCATGCTGTTGACAATAGCCATAGCCTCCTTGCGGGTCACATAGTTGTCCCAGTTCATGGAACACAGCTCGTCCACAAGGTCGGCTGCATCTTCCATGCTGTATCGTGTCAACTGCTCAATGGCCTTGCGCATCACACTGCCAAAGAGTTTCATGTTTGCCACATCACTTGATGCAGACATCTTTGCGTAGAGCTGGTCAAACTTCCGCATCAGCTCTTCTGAGGAAATAATCTGTGCCATATCAGTCATATTTGTTTGCGCAACAGTGACAGTATCTCGTCGAGCTTGCCACCCTGCTGTCGTTGTGTCTCTTCCAATTTTGTAAAGCGCTCTTCCGTCTGCTGCTTCTCCTTGAAGTCGGTGTCCAGCTGCGCTATCAGTCCTTTGCACTGCTTGATACGCTTCTCCTGCTTGGGGACTTCACGCTTGGCCTCAGCAATGTAGTTCTCGCTGGTCTTCAAGGTGGCGTGCAACTCGCGCACAATGGCATCCTTATCGGTGCTCAACAGTGTCAGCATTCCTGGCTGCTTGCTAGGAAACATGCTGGCCGTCACGTCCACTACGTCGGTGTAGTTCTTCCCATCCAGCGAGTAGGTCACGTCCACCACCTGTTGCATTGACGGCATCTGCATCTGCCCTGGCTTCATGTCGGGCATGTTCATGCGTGGTGTGCCAACAGTCACTATACTACCTTCGCAGTATTTTATCTCGTCACCTTTCATCAGGGCATAGACCACCGATGCGGACGTCATGTCTTTAAATAATGTGTTCATCGTTCTGTCCTCCGATTTTAATTTGCTTGTAATTTGCCACTACTCTAGCGGGTCTTTCCCTCCTGCAATGGGCAGCGGCCATAACAGCCGCCACCCTCGGAGGAAAAGTCGGTTTACTGGCCACCGCCACCACTCTTGCTACTACCGCTGTAGGTGTTGTAGAAGTTCTGGAACTGCCATTCCAACTTCTGCAGCTCTGCCTGCAGCGGGCTAATCATAGCGGCCGTGCCCTGCTGAGTACGCAACAGATCAAGCTCGGTTTGCAGGCGGGTCTTCTCAGCTACCACGTCCTGATAACGGCTGTTCTCCCATGCCTGACGGAAAGCGGCCACCTCTGCACGGGTGAGTCCACTCTCTACACGCATGCCTGTGAGAAGGTCGTTGGTCTGGTTGATGGTCTCGATACGGCCCTGATAGCCCTGCTCCAGCACCTGTGTCTTCAGACCGCAGCAGCAGTCCTTCATCTGCTGGATGATGTTCAGGTTGCCCAGGTTGATGGCGTTGGTCACACCAGCAAAGCCCATACCGTTCTGACTGCCCAGCTGTGCAATACCGAAGTTGACGGTATTGATGGCCTCACGGATGGAGTTTGCATCCACGTTCAGGTTCTGCGCCAGCTGACTGATGGCAAAGCCGTTGCCTTGGATGGCTTCACGCGCCCACTGGTTGTTGTTGTTGTCGTTGATCTGCGCCTGCAGGGAGTTCAACTTGTTCTGCGTCTCCATGTCGAGCACACCATTCATGGCTGCACCAGCGGCAGCACCACCGTTGTTGCCGAAGGCACCGTTGCCAAACAGGGCCAACATGACGAGATACATCCAGGGATTGTTGTTCATCATCGCCATTGCTGTAGTGGCATCCTGTCCGCTACCTGCCATGGGGAGGATATTAATCTTTTCGTCCATTGTCGTTTTGTTTTGATTGTGAATAATTGGGGTTGTTCTCACTACTCCCGCTGTTTCTCCAGCGGGCTGTCATTGGCCTTTGACACCACAAAGAACTCATTGTTTATCATGGTTTTGCCATGATGCTACGGTTTTCAGCCCTCAATTACTGAGGCTTTTTAACATCTCCATCCAGTCTGCTTATCACTCTTTCTACGGTTGCCCTCCCTATCTTGTAGTCTTTTGCAAGATGTCTGACGGCCTCACGGTATTTCAGACCGCACCGTCGCATATTCTGAAACTCTTCATACATACCGATATACCTGTAGTCATCTCTCATGACCTCACATTGTGAGAGCATTTTTAACCCTTCACGAAGAATTTTCAATAGTTCAACTTTTTTCATTGCATATCTTTTTCGGGTTCCTTTCCTACCCTGTTACCTTGCTTTCATTGTTGATGGCCCTCTCGCCACCGTTGCGCTGCTTCTCCAGCGCACTTCCACGACTCCCGCTGTTTCTCCATCTGGCCGTTACTGTGCTTTGCGGCTCTGTCGCAAAGTTTCACCAGGAGTACCCTACTCCTGCTCCTACATACGGTTCCAGCCGTCCTGACATAATGCCTACGCCATATCCAGCCTGTAGGCCTACATGCCACTTGCTACGCTTCTTCTGTATGGTTATGGTCTTGGTGATCGTGTTCGTCACCAGCCGTTGTCTGGTAATGATGGAGTCCAGCTTTGGCAAGTTCTGGTATTTGATGCCGCTGACATAAGCGGTATAGGTGCTATCGTCGGTATAGCTGCGCTGAACAACTTCCATAGGGATGCTGTCTTTCTCTGCGCTATCTGCTGGCACTGGCACCTTGACATAGCTTACCACCATCTCACGGGTTACTACTGGCACGGTGTCTTTCTTGGTGACGTATAGCGTATCAGTGCGCTCTACGGTCACAGTGTCCACTGTAACGTCGTTACCGCTACATTGCTTGTAGTTGAATAACAACGACACCAGCAGGGCCACAGCAAGAAAAACAACCGCCTTTTTCATCATTCAATGGTTATGTAGATGTTATTGTCTTTGCACTCCTGCAGTTTCTTATACAGGCGTTCAAAGGTTACACGGCTGTTAAGCACCTTCCCGACTTCCTTATTCTCGCCTACCAGTATGCATCCGTCCGTATCGTCAACAGTATTGCCGATGTGTATCAGTACACCTTCATACGCTGGCACATTGATTAGTCTGGGTAAATACCCGTCACAGAATTTGTAAGCGTTCTTGCTGCGGAAACGTGGTGACTGTACGGCCAGCGTAACGCGATATTTGCCTTTAGGTATGGCCGTCTTACCATTGATCTTTAGGCTTTCGTTGACACACTTAGGTAGCGACTGCAACAGTCCCCTGTCAGTATCTTCCAGCGTATCACAAAACCGTACACCATCCACATATAACCGTCCTATGGTGTATTTCTCACGCTTCGCAATTCTCTTTAATAGTAGCTCCATCTTTCTTCTTGACCCAATTAAACTTTTCTACAAACTTAACGCTAAGCGCATAATACATTAAATCTACGAACTTATACCATGCTGTGCCAGGAGTCAGGATATTACGCCAGTTCCTACAGATGTTTGTACCAAACACATAGATAGCCAGGAAACACAATCCCTTGACTACTGTAATAGCCTGCTCCTTTTCACCCATTAAGTGACCTATCAGAAACAGCGCACCTACAGTACCAAAGAATATAAAGCACAATATGAAGAACCACAGTGCTTTCTTCCACGACCACTCTTCACCACTTACCCTTGCCGCTAGCAGTCCAAACACAAAGTGCACGCCAAACAGTAGTGCCATAGCGATCATGAAGTTCTGGATTGGGGCCAGCAGTGTAAACAAGGCCCCAATTACCATCACTATGTATGTCTTAAACTCAGCCATTTTGTATTTACTCGTTCATTTTATTAAACAGTTCCTTAAACTTTGGAAATGCCATCCATCCTGCTATGGCTATGCCAAAGGCAATAGGATAAGCACCATCATAGATGGTGTGCCCTATGCCTCCTGCTATGCCTAGGAAAGCAAGACAAAGGAGAAAGAAGATTAATACTTTGTTCATAATCTGTTTTTAAATTTGTACCGAGTTATTACAATAACTATGTTAGTTTGTATTGAGATGTGAGTTTATCTGCAACATATTGCGCAGGAATACCACATATCACAACCATAAATACTGCTTTTATAAACTTCTTCATTACAAGAACTCTGTCCTTATTGATATGTTATTTCTCTATCTTGACCATTACCTCCAATTCGAGTAATGTAGATTTTTTTATTTAGTGTATCAATATTAAACACATCAAATACCTGCTCAGACGTTGTACCCTGTATCCTGTTTGGAGTAACATCGTCATAAGTAGAAGCAAGAGTACCATTAGCGTCACAGGTGGTGGCTATAATAGCATAACCTTTATCTGCTACAATGTACTTATCTCTATGTGTATGACCAGTAATCAATGCTACTACGGTTGCATTAGCATTATCAACAGCATTATCTATTATAGACTTAATGGATGCACCTACTGTATTAACTGTCAAAGACTGACCTATATTAGCACCTTCCCAATAAGAATGTGTAAAGAGTATGACACTCCACGCACTATCAAGTTCTGTAATTCTCTGGGTAATCCAATTTGCCTGTGCAGTAGGAATTGTACTATCTATGCTCGAACCATCACAGAAAATATATCTAATCTTCTGAGACACATTGTCTTTATAAAAATATACTTCCTTATTGAGAGTTCCAAGTTTATCCTCTAAAGACTTATTGAAAGCATAGTAGAAATCATTATCTGTCAATGAGTTCCTTATATCGTGGTTTCCTCTTGCTGCATAACAATTCTCAACACTTCTGAAATCTTCATTAAACTGCATGAAATAACCAAATGCTTCATCAGTATCATTAGCCGAGGTATAAGTATCACCTCCAAATACCACACTTTTAATGAGTGTATTATCTAATATATATTTAATCAACTTTGGAGATTGTCTGAAATTGTGGTCTAAGTGCATATCGGTTATAAATATGAAGCTATCACCATTCATGGCTACCTGATGAGCCTTATCTTTAATTGTTACAAGTTTAGCATCAATATACGACTGCCAATAAGATGGTAATTTATCACCACTTAACTTCTCATCAATATCAGATAATAATCTGCCAGTATCAACACTTACCTTGCATTTAGCACCGTTAGTTTGGGTTTCATTGTTTGAGCAACAAACATACAGATACTTTGTATTGAGTGGCAATGTAATCTCGTAGTCAGTATAGTTGGTACTTGCTGTGCCTACAAAAGCATGAAGCAATACATTATTAGAATCAAATGCACAAGCGAGAGAATAATTAGTTAAATCATTTCCTTGTCTTCCAGTTATAAATGCCTTTTTATAATCAGACACTTCGTATTTCTTAACAAGACATTTGAAGTATGAACTAACATCGGTAGCTGTCAACACACCTGACGGCGTTATATAATATCCTTGATAAGTTTCAACAGGATTTATCTCTGCGATAGATTTTTCATCCACATATTTGTATATGCCCTTTATATAAGACATAACAGTCTCAAGATTCAGGCTAACCTTACATAGAGTGCCTGCTGTTTGATTAGTAATATTTGAGTTGCAAACATACAAATACTTTGCGTTAGCAGGTAAATCAATTTTATAGTCAGTATAATTAGTACCCCCTGTCAAAACATAGGCTTCAAGCAAGGTTGTTCCATCCGATGCTATGGCACAAGCAAGGGCATAATCTGTGGTTGGAGAACCTTGTCTACCTGTTACCTTTGCAGACGTAAAACCTTCTACATCGAATTTTCTTACTTGTGGCTTGTCATAAGTAGCAGAAGATGTTTGTACCAAACTTCCATCAGGAGATAAGTAATATCCTTGGTAAACCTCCAATGGCAACAATTCTCCAATGAACTTTTCTTGCATTTTCGTAATAGGAGGTATAACCGTATTCTCGTCGATACAAGAGATAACATTTGTTTGGATTGACTTATTAGTATTGCAAACTCTCAGATATACAGCATTTTGAGGCAATGTTATCAAATAATCATCATAGTTGGTGCTTGCTGTCAATGTGTATGCCTGTAAAACGGTTGTATTATCTGCTGCAAAGGCACAAGCTAAAGCATATTGTGTTATAGGAGTGCCTTGTCTACCCGTTATCTTTACTTTGGAAAATCCCTGCACATTATAACTTCTTACCTCACTCAAAGCTGAACCTGTGGCAATTGCTCCTTCTGGTGTAAGATATTTGCCTTCATATATTGAAAGAAGAATAGGGTCTGAGATATTTACAAATCCAATTGTGTTTAACATTGATGTTATCAATGCTCTTGAAGTGGGGTAATTTCTACTACCAATGGAAAGAGAATCCTTCAAACCAACCCAATTAGACGCGTTTGATATATCTTCCCATGCTGTGGTTGTTCCAATATAAAAATACTCCACATATTTATTAGTTACGGAATCAATAAATTTAATGTTCATGCCCCCCGTTCTTCTTTTCATTGGAATAACAGTTATGGCAAGAGCTAATGTATAAGTATTACCACTATTAACACCGCTTGTTGGGTGATGAAAACTAATATCGTAGGCACTTCCATCTTTTTTGATTCCTTCAAATACTGCCCCTGTGGTTGGTAAATTTTGACTATCCGCAACAAGTTCCTTATCCACTCCTTGCCACTTGGTCACATCTGTTGTGAACTCATCAGCAATTAAATCGAAACGTTTATACTTATTGTCAGAACTATCTACAAAACGGATGGTCATTCCACCATACTTTTCATCAGCAGAAAGATTGGTGTTAAGAACATTCAACGCTAATTGAAGAGTATAAGTGTTCCCATCGTCCACACCACTTGTAGGGAAGTGTACGCTGACATCGTAGGCGCTGCCGTCAGTCTTGATCGCTTTTTTGATAGCACCTTTTACATGCGTGTTGAAGAACTCACGCAACTTGTTTAAGTCCCAACTGAATTTTCTGTTTGTATAACTCATGATATATCTTTTTAGTTGTTATTAATCTTCTAATGCTGCTTCCATCTCTTCGGTGGTAATAATCTCTGAGTGCTCTTCTGCGTTGATGTTTACGCGGGCCTGTTCCTGCTGTTGTTCAGTCAGCGTCTGTTCGGAATATCGTACCACATTCAGCATTTCTTCTTCAGCTGCAGAAGCACCAATATTGTCACGGGCCTGCTGGCGCTCCTGTTCTGTCAGTTGTTGTGGCTCAAACTTCAGTACGTTCCCCTGTGATGATTCTTTGTCATAGTACTGCACAGCTGGATAGGTATATTTTTGTGCCGCAGGCTTGCTGCTTTTCAGGGTAAACAGTTTACCATACTTGCTATGGCTCTCTAAAGCGCTCTGCAAGGCTGTCTCTGTGGTCTCAAACATGCTGCCGCCATCTGTCTGAGGCTCAAAGGTAATCAGTGCCGACGTACCATAGTTCAACGACACTCTTACGCTCACTGCGCTTTTCGATGTATAGGTCTTCAATATCATAGCATAATATGTTTTAGTCCGCTAATGCTGCCGCCATTTCTTCGGAGGTGATAACTTCCATTCCTAGGTTTTCAAGTACCTGCTCCACTTGTGCCGATGTCAATGACTGTTCGCCATACAACAGAACATTCTCCAACTCGTCAACGCCACCCGTGCCACCTGTCGCAGTCCAGGTTCCTGCCACGTCACAACGATAAACGTCTCCTGGCACACTGTCGCCTACAGTTGCCCACATGCCAACTTCTGGGTTTGGATAAGCTGTTTGCAGGGCTGTAAGTGTGGCAAACAGACCAACGTTGGGCTGTTTTATATGTTTGGCACGAAGCACACCACGAACACGCAAGTCTCCTTGCACGTCAGCATGTGAACCTATATGTGCTTCGTGCTGAACATTCAGATCGCTCACCGTAAAGTCTTGTCGGCTGGTTGTCTCTGTGACGGCCTCTGCATTCTCCCACTGCTGAATGTACTTGTTCCAGCGGTACTTAGTTCCCTGCTGGTTGGGGATAAACAGGTAGTCACCTTCTATGCCACCGTTGGGGTATGCTGTCCAAACGGCCTGTATGTTTGCAAAATTGCCAAGATTCCTTATATCCATTGTATTGTTATGCTGTTACTGTTACTCCGAGTAGTTCCTGGCAGACATTCAGGAACTTCATAGCCTGCTCTGTCTGCTGGGTTGACAATGCCACCAGATACGCTGCATAGTACACAACAGGGCGCTCTAGTTTGAAGGGCAAGTCAATTACTTCTTCGTCGTTGATGGTGTATTTAATCGGTAGTGGTGCATATCGCGCCATCTTGATATACACATGTTCACCTTGCTCACAGCTGTAGAACTCCAGTACATTGCCGATGGGCTGCTGCACTATGGCCACAACAGGACGCTGCGGATTGCCTCTGACACCTGCATAACGGCTGTGCTGACGGCTGTAGAGTGGCGATGTCTCGTCGATGGCCAACGTCACTGGCATTGACCAGTCGCTCATTTGGAATACTATCAGACGCAGGAAATCATCAGGCAACACGATATGGCCACTGCCGTACCCTGGCTGCATGTCCCAGCCGATGGTCTCGCCAAAGGCTTTGCCAGTACCAAGAAAGGCTAGTGGTGCTGACATGACAACGGCACGGGCTGCATCCTCAATCTTGCTATTGATAACCTCTTCGATGGAAAGGGTGTCGACGTCGCCCAGCGCAACGAGTGGTGCACTGCTCATGTTCTGGTCGAGGGCAATACGTATCTCTCTGATGATATCCTTTACCTGATAAATCATAGCGTTTACTTATTCTGTCCAGTCGATAGTAATACCAACACTCTTAGCGGCTTCTACGATGGCGGCACGGGTGCGCATCTTGCTACGGCTGATACCGTATCTGTCAGCAAGAAACTCCTTGGCATCCTCATTGTTGCCAAACTGTTTTACCACACCCTTATTGGTGGGTGCCTGTGCTGCTTCGGACTTAGCCTCAGCCACTTTCTTTGCTGGTTTCTCAATGACAATCTCTTCTTTGAACATCTTGCCAAAGCGATGGTGACCGCGTAAAGCCTGTGCCAAATCTTTGTTGTCGGTATAAAAAACGCTGCCTTTCCCTGACAGCTCAGAGAAAGAGACGTGGGTGTTAGCGCCATTGGGAAGTACCACATTGATGGCAACATGCGTATTTGATGTGAATTTAAACATAATCTTGTTATTATAAAAATCTGGGCGAGCGGCCTGTTACCACCCGCCCAGACTGGTTATTCTACGTAGAAAACTGATTATGCGTTCTTAGTGTAGGTCTTGCTGACAACGGCACTAGAAACATAGCCATCCTTCACGGCAATAGCCTTAATGGTGGTTGTTGCAGAGATGCTGATAGCTGTCGTGTACTTAGTAGACTGCGTGGTAGGTGTCGTTGTGCCGTCGGTGGTGTAGTAGATGTCAGCACCAGCGGTTGCACTTGACAGTGTTACAGAAGCAGAGCTATCGAAAGTACCAGTGGTCGGAGCAAAGACGGGAGCTGCTACGACGGGCTGCTGAGCAAGACGCATACGAGCGTGAGCCTTAGCATAACGCAGATACAGACAGCTAACCTCCTGCAGTACTACAGCGTTGGTATTGCGTACACCAGCCTTCTTCAGGTCAAGGATGTTACGGCCCCAGCTGACGTGAGTCTTCTTGGTCAGGTACTCTGGATCCATGGCGAAACCGCAATCACTCATACCGTTCATGTCAAACAGCTCATGGTGGATGGTCAGCACCTCGCCAAAGTCGGTGTCCCAGCTCTTGAACTTCAGGTTCCAAACCTCTACGGTGTCCTTCAGACGGAACTTCTCACTCTTAATCTTAGAGAAAGCTGCCAGCAGGTCTGAACCGCAGAACAGAATCTTACGCTTGTTGCCGATGCCAGTACCAACAAACAGGTCCTTGGTGATGTCTACCAGGTTATCGTCGGAGATAACGGCCTTGCCAGTGGTGAGATCCCACTCGCCAACCTCGATATCCTTGCCAGCCATGTACCAGATACCACCAGTGAACCATGTAGCCATACCGTTCTTGGAAGCGTGGTAGATGACGTGCTTGTCACCGAACAGGTAGCTGTTCTCCTGAGCCAGTCGCATGTCGTAGATACCATCCTCTTCAATGTCAGAGAAAGTCCAGTCAACTTCCTTAGCGGCAATCTCGTCGAACTTAGACTGCTCAATCTGAATCATGAAGTTCTGACAGTACTGAATCTCAGCAGTAGGAATGTTGTTGAAGCGGCCTGTCTGTACGTCAAGCTCACCGCAAGCCTTACCCATGCGGACCAGTGTAGTGCCAGCAGGAATAGCAGGAACCCAGATGGTAGCGTTTGAAGTATCCTTGTTACCGTTGACAGCATAGACGGTAGGCATGTTGGTGTCAGAGTTCTTACCGCATACGCAGAGTACCAGGTCGGGAGTATTCTCGTCATCGGGGTCGTAAGCCTGTCCCTGATAGTCGAACTTAGCCTTAACACCTACGACACGGATAGTATCGTCAAGAGTAAACATGTTGACGTCATCAACAGGCAGAGAGATACTTGCACCTGAGTCCTGTGCCTCGACAGCAGAAGAGGTGGTACACTTGATAGGACGTGTGCCTACGCTGTAGTACTTAACCTCAAATGAGTCACTGTGCTGTGCAGTAGCATAACGGGAAATCTGGTCGATAGGCGTAGCCATCGGACGGATTTTCACAATACGGGCATCAATGTCTTTGGTATAGAAGTCGGGATCACCGTCTCGACGGCCACCTGTCTCAGTAGCCATACCCTGACCATCCTTGCCCTGGTTACCTGCGCCACCCTCGGTCTTACCTGCATCGGGAAGATTGGAGGCATCAGCAACCATCACACCTGAACCAGCGCTGAATACCAGCGTCAAGAGTGTCAGCGCCAAGCCATACACCCAGTTCATAAAGCTTTTTGTCTTTTTCATTGTTGTTGCTTTTTGAGATTTGATATTTAGTTATAAAGAAACATCATGCTATCCACGGACGGTACGCTTCTCACCGCCACGTTCCCAGATATTCTGAACACCCTCGCCATAGTTTTCAAGGGCACCCATGTCACGCTTACGACGTGGAGCACCACTGCCACCGTTTTTACCGCCAAGAGCTGGAATACCGTCGCCACCAGTCTGCTTGCGAAGCTTCTCGTCAATCTTGGCGTTCTTGCCACGTACCTCACCAACATGCTCTGCAGCTGCCACGTCAAGGTCATGGTTGATAGCTTTCATAGCCATGTCGATGGTTTCAGGAGTAAACTTACCTACGATGGCATTGTTGGCAATAGTCATGATAAGTGTCATAGCCTCATCCACCTGGTCATCGGTAAGGTTGTTCTTTGCCTGTAACTCGTCAATGGCCTGCAGCGACTGCGCGATATTCTGCTGATAGATGTCATCCAGCTCCTTCTCCTTGGCGACACGCTCCACAAACTCCTTGTTGGCTGCGGCAATCTGTTCCTGGCGCTCTGGATCGTCAATGGCATCCTTGATGTCGGTGCCGAACTGACGTACCAATACCACTACAGGGTCGTCGCCATTACGCCACGATGTCAGGAAGCTGGCACTACGTGGGTCGGCTGTAAACATGTCGGAGAAAGCTTTCTCACGCTCCTTGTAGCCATTAAGCTCACTGTCGTAATTGTCGTAATCATCTGAAATTGCACCCATCACGGCCTCGTCATCGTCCAGGTTCAAGTCGGGATTGCGACCTTTCAAGCGCTCCATCATTGCTTCGCGCTTTGTCTTAACTTGCTGATTTTCAACTTCTGCCATAATAAAAAAGTTTTTCAGCCACAAATATAAGGCAATTATACCTGTTTTGACTTTTATCCGTTAACCGCTGAAAATTATTAACTTTGTCAGTGTAAATCAGTCATATACACGCATGAAGCCTCGTGGTGCAAAATTCGAATACGAGCAAGAAAGGAACAACGACCTGATGCAGGCATACCATCAACTGGTGGAAGAAGCGGAATTTGTCTGTCTGCCAGCAATATATAAGGAGGTAGTCAACAAACCTGCTCAACGTTTCTATGTCAGTGAGGAACGTGCGGCCATCGTGGTAGGTGCCATGATTCGTGGTGTCAGCATCGACAACATGGTTCCCAATAAAAAAGAGATGTTCCAAGAGATTTTCCAGCGTGCTATGACGATACGCAAAGAGCATCCAGACATGCCAATTCTGGAGGTGGTCTTTCAGGTGGTACGTCAACCTGCTCCAAAGTTCTATCTCACTCCTGGCTCTGCAAAGGCAATCATATTTAAAGCAAAACGACAATGGTACGAAACGAGAAAGAAAAGGCTGCGGCACTTATTCTGACTGCTGCCTGTATCACTATCAGCGTATCTGTCAGAGTGCTCGATGGTTTTCCCATTGAGTCTGTTGCTATTGCACCTCACTGTGGCATCTTCCAGCGCCTTGCCTATTCGTTCTTCCATGCCAGCATGCTGCACTGTGTTGTCAACTGCTGGTGTCTGCTGTCAGTGGTCTTTGCCTACCGTGTATCGCTCTGGTCACTCCTGCTGGCATATCTTACCGCCATACTCTATCCCATCGACACCATCACTGCGGTAGCAAACTCTTCACTCTTCACTCTTCACTCTTCACTTACTGGTACTGTCGGCCTGTCTGCTGTCTGTTTCTCACTGCTGGGCCAGATAGCCTTTCAGGTTCAGCACAAGCTACACTATCAACTTTGCATCCTGTTATTCATTGCCTATGGCTACATTCTTCCCTGGGCCTGTTCTGTATGTGGCTATGCTATAGCCACTCCCAATAACCTTCTTCACATCTACAGCTACGTCGTCGGGCTGCTGGTCGGCTTCCTTAACTCTCCTGCACCATGGCAACGAAAGTAACCACAGCGAATTCAAAGAAGAAGGTCTCTGACTTTATTGTTCCCTTGGTTATCCTTAACATCATTCAGGAGAATACCAAGCGTAACGATACGATCCTTGCAAAGTTCAATCCTATCACGGGAGAAGGAAGCATCGGTGAGCGTGTAAAGATAACCATAAAGGATTTCCCCTTTGCCGTACAGTACATACCTCGCAGAATGATGACAGTGCCACTGGTACGCCAGTTGGCAGAAGCGGGTAGCATCAAGGCATTCTATAAAGAGCTGACGGATGGTAAAGGGCAGTTCAATGATGAGGAAAAAGAAAAGATCATTGAGCAATTTATCCGCATCCGTATCAAGCATGACTTTCCTTTCTGGGCTGCTCTGTATGTACTGATTAAGCGCAAAGGTGGTGGTGAAGACGTACATTTCCGTCTGAACCGTCCACAGCGCATACTCATTGAGCGCTTTGAACGACGTCGCCTGCAAGGAAAGCCTATCCGTCTGGTACTGCTGAAAGCTCGACAATGGGGTGGTTCTACCTGCACGCAGATGTATATGGCTTGGCTCCAGCTTGTTCATAAGGTCGGCCTTAACAGCCTCATCGTAGCTCATGTAAAGGACACGTCTGAGGAAATCAAGGATATGTTCAACAAGATGCTGGATGAATATCCTATCAGCATGTTGTATGAGATGGGCGAAGCATACGACGAGAATGAGAAGAAGCTTGTTGGCGTAGGTCGTAGTGGCAATATCAGTCGCGTGCCTCAGCGTAACTGTAAGATAAAGATAGGTACAGCAGAGAAGCCAAACTCTGCCCGTGGTGGTGATTACAACTTGGTACACTGCTCTGAGGTAGGCCTGTGGAAAAAGACGGATGGCAAGTCGCCAGAGGATATTGCACGCTCTGCTTTCGGTGGTATGCTGCTGTTGCCATATACCATGATAGTACTGGAGTCTACAGCCAACGGCACGGGTAACTACTACCATCGTGAGTATATTGCCGCCAAGGAAGGAAAGTCGCAGTTTGAGGCACTGTTTATTTCTTGGTTCATGATTGAGCAATATGCAATGCCTGTCACAAAGGACTATCTGGAAGAGAATAATATCAACATTCCCAAGGGCGCTGCACCTTTAGAGGCATTCGCTATGTGGCTCTACGACCATCGTAACAGTAATACTGTTGCCAGCAATCGTGAGGAACCTGGCTCTTATCTGTGGTGGCTCTGGAACCAAGGTGCTACGCTGGAAGCTATTGCATGGTACATTCAGGAGCGCAAGAAGTACACTGAGCATGGTTTGATGGCTGCTGAGTACCCGTCCAACGACATTGAGGCGTTTACGTTCTCAGGTTCTCACGTCTTCCATGCTGAGGATATTGAACAGTTCCGTAGCGCTTGCCGTCCTCCCAAAATGATTGGCGAGATATACGGACGTGAAGATACTGGAAAGAACGCGCTGGAGAAGCTGCGCTTCAAGCCAGAGCCAGACGGTAAACTATGGGTATGGCAAGACGTAGAGTATGACGACGACGAGGTTGTGCTCTATCGCTATCTGGTTGTTGTCGATGTCTGCAAAGGCCATACCAAGCGTGCCGACTACTCTGTCATCACAGTCTTTGACCGTCTATACATGATGGATCTAGACAAGCCTACGGTGGTGGCACAGTGGTACGGACATATAGACATGGACTTGCTATCATGGAAAGCGGCACAGATAGCGGCCTACTACGATAATGCGCTGCTGGTCATCGAGTCTAACACCTTAGAGACAAACAATACCAAGGGCGATGCTGAGTATATTCTCAACATAATCCGTGAGGTCTATGAAAACCTGTATGCCCGCAAGCAGAGTGCAGAAGACATCAAGGAGAAAGTACCTCTCAAATACGGTTTCCATACCAACGTAGCGACAAAGCCTGTCATCATCAATAACCTAAAGACCATCGTGCGTGAACATCTATATGTAGAGCGTGACGAGCGTTGTCTGGAAGAGATGCATACATACATTGAGACAGAGAAGGGAGGCTATGAGGCCATGGAGGGCTACCACGATGACTTGCTGATGACAAGGGCCATCGGATTGTATATCTGTTTCCACGAAATGCCTGTACCAGTTATTGCAAAACGTCCACATGTCACCAAGACACGAAGAACAAAGAAGAAAGCGGTATCTGCCGCAACAATATAGTATTAACTTAAAAGTAAATTATTATGTACAATTTCATCCGACACTTCATGGACTACCTGAAGTTACGCAAAGCTATCATCACTGCTGACGAACTACATGCCAAGGACCGTGACCGTTACTACGTCATGCCTGGCTCTGACGGCAAGCTGGTTATCATGGACCGAAAGAACTTCAAGCGCCTGAAGCTGAAGCACTACATTGATCAAAAGGTTACACTGAACGACGTCCGTCGTGAATGTTTCTATCACACCCCCTATGCTGACGGCTCAGACCGCATGCCTGCCTACGTCCGCAAAGAGCGTGCTGAAGCTTACTATCAGTGGGCCGTCTTCCAACGTATCGGTAAAAAGAAGCACAATGGAACAAACAAGAAATGATGAAGACCTGACGGGTATTGCTACACTGTCCCATGACCCGCTAGCTACCTACAACATTCACGGCAAACCTACAAAGATAAGAGGTGGCCGCAAATAGCCACCTCTCTTTACCACCACTCTCAGTGTTTTTCCACTGTGTATTACGCAGCTTCCCGCATAGCACCATACAGCTGGTTGGCTGCTTGCTGGTTGGCTCCTGCGGCCACCTGCTGCTGCAACTCTGGCGACATAGCATCTGGTATCTCGCCATTCTGTAGCTGTTCCTGCTGGCTCTTGATGCTCTGCAACAGCTGGTCGGCAAATGGGAAGTCGCCAACCTGCAACATCTGTTCCAAAGAAATCTGGTTTGCACGCCATATCTCCATAAGGAAGTCGTTGGCCATCTTGCGATACTCTGGTGTCGATGTACTCTCTGTGATTGACAGGTCAAACTCAACGTCACGTATCTTCTTCGGGTCATACTCGATACTCTGACCTGCACGGCCAACGATGTTGCGCACCTTCTTCTCGTCGTAGAACTGCTGCATGTTCTTGACATCCTTGTAGGCTCCGTCAATGATAAACATGGAGAAGCTGTCAAGCAAGTCAAGCAACGATGTTGCAGCGTTCTGGGCCTGCTGTGCATACAGTGTGCCACTGGTTCCTGCGACTCCTGCCCTGCCCTGCAAAGCTCCATGTACGCCTGAGATGTCTTCAAAGAACTTCAGCTGTATCTGCAACAGTTCGTTGATACCGATATTGGTAGAGTTGGCAACGACCTGCTTGGGCATCTCAATGCCTGGCTTGGCCTTATAAACGATGACGCCATTGAAGCGCGTCCACTCGTCGGCAATCTCTTCAATACTCATCTGATTACCCTCCAGTGCCTGTTCAGGTATCATCAGCACACCCTTGGCACTGCTGCGCATGATCCAGTCGTAGAGCGTAATCAGTCGGTTGGTATAGCGCTGTTGGTCTATTACGTCAGCCACAAAGCTGTGTATCTCTCCGTCGATGAACGGATAAGGCATGAATACATACGGATGACTTTTGTGCTCGTACTTCGTTTCCCCCTCGTCAAGGATATCTCCAAATGGTGTCAGGTAATAGTAGTACCAGTAGTCATCGACAAACCACTCTGCTTCAATCAGTGGTATGTCGTCTTCATCCATACCTGCAGCCAGTCCACGCTCTAGGCGCTGCTCGTTGACCTGCGCCACCATCACGTCATAGTCCTCTTCGTCAATCTTGAAGAAGTCGCCATTGTTATAGTCATGACAACGGTAGCGGGGCTTAGTCTCCTTACGCCACACCTCAATGACACGGCACATAGTCGGGTCTGACGTTAGCAAGAAGTCGTAGTTCTTGATGCGGCTGTAGCCAAAGCGCTCTGCTGCCAATGACAGATTGTGCTTGTTGCGGGCCTGAGCGTAGATGCGACTCAGTCGTTTGTATTCTTCTGGAGAGTGGGCAAACTTCTCACACAATGCGCCAAACTTGACTTCGTGCACCTCTCCCACCAGCGAACAGTCCCATCCACGGAAGTCTCGCATGTTGTTGTCAATGATGAAGTTGTTAGGCTGCACATTTTCCGTCCAACACTCCTTGCGGCCATTCTTCCAACCATAGAACTTACGATAAACGGGCATTCCTGATATCAGGAACTCTTCAAAGGCACGTGCATCTAACTGACTTGCCCTGTTTAGCTGGCGGTTGCACTGCAGCATCACCGTCATGGTCTCGCCAAGCTTCTGCTCGTCACGGTCCCTGGCACTGCATACAGGCTCCTTGGATTGCTGGCGGTAGACACCCAACACATTCTTTACCAGTCTGCGGATAAGGTTGTTCTTCAGTGGCACGCTGCCCTGCTGCTTGATATACTCTTCTTCCGTCATCTGCTCACCTTCTGGTGTCTCAATGATGTCACCCCACTGGTCACCATAGGTGTAGCGCTTGTTGCGCTCACGGTCTATACGGAACTTGCTCATGTTGTCCCAGTACTGCTGGGCCTCCATCAGCACGTCATAGGCACGACGGTCACCGAACTGCTTAGACTCCTTCACGGAATCTATGCAGTCGGTCTTCGGCCGTACCTGTTTCATCGATAATAACACTTCTCTGGCCATAGAATTTCAACTTAAGTTTGCGCAAAAATACACAATCACAGATATATACGTGTTTTATCGGTTACCTACTACAACAAAAACAGCTGATACGGAGCCGTATCAGGCTGATACAGCGCCAGCTACAGCTAATACAGCCCCGTATTAGGCTGATACAGAGAAAATTCTCTAGAGAATCTCTTGCAAATAAGGCTAATAAATCAGGCAGATAACAGTACGAAATCTACCACAAGAAAATAAGTGTCACACTAAACTTACAGATACGCAGCGCGTTACGCGTGACAGTGACAGCAAAATTCATAGTAATTTCTTGCTAATACTTGCAAGTTTGGAAAGAATTAGCTATATTTGCACCCAGTAACCTAAAACGATGAGATTATGAAAAGACTATTTGCCTTTATCGCGCTGTTCATGGCGATCAACATTTCAGCTGGTGAATCCTACGTGTATATCTGCACAGGGCCGCAATCCAAGAAGTACCACAAGACAGAGAAGTGCCGTGGCCTCAACAAGTGCTCAGGCACCATCAAGAAGATTACCCTGGAGGAAGCAAAGAAGATTAACAGAACACCATGTAAAATTTGCTATTGAGCTTATGAGGAATACAGCTATTGTCATTGCAACACTTTTGCTTTTCTCTTCATGCTACTTTGAGGAACAAAGAGCAGAAAAAGAAATAAGGGAATTGCAAGCAAAATTGGACTCTATAGAATGTCGTGTCAATGATGTGAGAGATTTTATAGAATTAAAGAAAAATGAAATATTGTACAGCACAATAGAAGATAGTGATGAGTGTAGCGACGACTTTAAGGATGAGGTGTCGGATGCTATAAACGAAATGCTAGAGGAAGTTGGTCATCATCTGTATTCTATAGAAGACGAAACTCATTACAATGATTACGATTTTGGTTATTAATTTCTAGGGAGAATGAAAAATTTCTCCCTTTTTATTTGGAAGTTTCCCGAATTATTCCTATCTTTGCAGCGTCAAATAATTGTTACTGCGTCAAAGAAGGGATTCGGAGATGCTGCCTGTGACGGGTGGCTTTTTTCGTTTAAGTCCCTTGGCCTTAATTCAAATTAAGACCTATAACGTATGATTTGTTAAAAGATTAACGTATAATCTTCAGCGCAACGTGTAGGGTAGCGGGAACGCCCCTGGGATTTCGCAGTAACAATCCTGACAGCACGTAAAGCGCTGATTTTTTTTGTTACTGTATGGTTACAACAAAGACCATTTCCGCACAGCTCAGCGGACGCCAGCACCTCTGTCAGGGTGCCAGCGGAAAGAGCACAGCAAACGGCAGTCACCAGATTGCCAAGTTATCCACCTACCTGAAGACGCGTGGCGGTCTCTTCCGTCTCCTTGCACTCTTCCCTGGCAATATGCCAGTAGAAGAAGCCGTGCGTCTGGCACCGACCATGCTCACCAATGGCAGAAAGGAGGTGGTGTATGTATAAAATTTTTGCATTATTGACATGGGTATGCATTATTGGAAACTATATAGCTGCCGTGTTTATCATGAGCAAATGTGCTTTTCCTTGTGTTGTTATTGCCGTAGTAATCATGCTTTTACAAACTTTTTTGGCAACAACTGTGTTATGTATGACACTGGAAGAGTTTTTTGGTGGAACAGCGTTTTTGTCAAGCCAGGCTGTCGGTTACAAAAATGAGAGTTGCTTCCTTCTTTTTATGATTAGAAAGGATATCCCATTTCATTTCTTCCCTCGCTTATCTATTCGAGCAAAAGAAATATTTTTTATTCACGCAGACTGGTTCTCTTTATCTATAGACTTTACGTATTACCCAAATCTACACATCAGAAAGGAGGCGACCAATGATCACGCCTGTTAATGTTAAGGGTGATGTGCGCATGGCTATCACCACACCATCTGCTTGGGACAGGTCCATCATCAGGGAACTTAGAGACGGACTGCTCGACCTTGTAACTACCTGCCTGGCTAATGAAGACGTGAAGGACGCTGCGGAAAGCCGATCGTTCTACTTCGTCATGGAATTTACAAAGGAACTAATCAAAGACTTTGACGATGACAGAACACTATAGCCACTTCCCTACTCCACTCCAGGAGTACCAGCGCCACATCGCGCACGCGAACTTTATTATATTATCAGAAGTAGTCAATAACAATCAAAAACAGAACAACAATGAACAACAATAATTCAATCAGTCAGATTACTGATAACCAGACAATGACATCCATGCAGATTGCAGAGGTAACAGGTAAGAACCATTTCGACGTGCTGAGAGCCATCCGAAAGATGGAACCAGCATGGGAGTTGGAGCATAAAAGCAAATTTGCTTGCAAGGTCAGATCAGTTGAAACAGGGTGTGGCGCACATAAGAAGTTACCATATTATGAGCTGACAAGAACCGAATGTCTCTATGTCGCCACCAAGTTTAACGACCAGGCCCGTGCTAAGTTGGTTCTTCGATGGGAACAGTTGGAGAAAGAACGTCTGCAAGGCTTGCAGGGAAGTCCAATATCCGACAACCTTCCCGTTGACCCTCGTAACATGACACGCCTGCAGATCCTGCAGCTGGCACTCCAGGCAGAGGAAGAGAAAGAGCGCCTGAAAGCAGAGAAGGAAGAGTTGGCCATCGATAACCAGAAACTGGAGGCAGAGAACTACGGGCTAATGATAGAGTCTGGCGAGAAAGACCTGAAGATACAGCAGCTCACAGAGCGCACAGCCTACCTGAATGTCATCATGGCCGACAGGTCTACTGTCACTGTTTCGCAGATTGCCCAAGATTATGGCATGTCGGCAAAGACCTTTAATGAACTCCTGAAGGGCTTTCGCATACAGAGAAGAGTTGGCGAACAGTGGATACTCTATGGCGAACACCTCAACAAGGGCTATGTGGCCACCCGCATGATACCCATCCACCACTCCTGCCAGCCCGACACCTACCGTCCCTTGACTGCATGGACGCAGGCAGGCCGTATGTTCCTCTACGACAGCCTGAAGAAGCACGGAGTCCTGCCACTCATTGAACGTAACCAACCAGCAATAGCGCAATGAACATCTTCAAGCATTTCCGTATCGGAGGCCTGCATATCTACATTTCGACATACAGCCTCAAACGTCGCAGGTCAATTGACAGCATTTACCGTCACGCAAGGCCTGAGCTGCAGCGAGAGAAGCATCGTCGCTGTTCGGCAGATACTGGTTATTGTGAGATGTGTGGACGTAAGTTCTATCCGCGCGAACTGGAGATGCATCATATCATACCAGTATCAGAGCGTCCGGATCTTGTGACATCACCCCGCAATCTGCAGATGCTGTGCCACGGCTGTCATACTAAAGTACACAAACAGCCGCCTGGTACCAAGCTAGGTTGACAATCAAATCGGGAGCATCCAACATCTGCGTGGGCGCTCCCGATTACTATTTACTTACTGAGGCTTTGTTCAGCTATCTCCAGTGCTTCTTTGCGCCACTTTCGGATGTTATCCATCACTTCCTGGTTATTACCAGTATAGAGCTGTTTCTTGCCTTTTGCAACAATGATGCCGTCAACCTTTCTGCCATCGCGCATCCAGTCGGTAAGCTTCTCTATCTTCTTCTTGGCATCCTTGTCAGTGACTTGCTTCTTCATCATGGAGAGTTGTTCATCCTCCTTGATGTCGTTATAGTCCATCAGAGACTGATAGCTTTTCTGCCACTCTTCTGTTGGCTTCTTGCCGTCAATAGAGGTTGTACCATAGAGGCGCTTTGCAATGGTGTTTGCAAGGGCGCGACGCTCTTCTGCACTCTGGGTACGCTGCAGATTGGTAGCAAGCTCTTCGTCAGTAAGACGCTCCATGCGTTCCTTTACAGCCTTGTCAAACTGTTCCTGCAGTTTTTCCATTCTGGCATTGCGCTCATCCGCACTACGGAAGAATCCCATAAAAGGAGCATCCTTCCAGTGCTTATAATGTGCATAGCGCTTTGCCATTTCCTCGTAAGGAAGCTTCTGGGCATCCTCGGCATCCATGCCCAACTCGTCAATGTACTTGTTGCGCCAACTGCTGGTAGGTGCATTCATCACGCGCATAATGAAGAGAGCAATTTCCTTTGACTTCCCTAGCTCCTCATTATAAACGTCCTTGTCGATAGAATTGTTTAACACGGGAACCTTTCCAGCTATACCGTAGTCAACGCAGGCGTTCCAGAAGTCTGTAAAGGTCTGCGGATTGACACCTACAGCACTCTGTGCCCAGATGTTGAATAGCTCATTGCAGAACTCATATCCGTCACGTCCTGACTTGCCAATCAGTTTGTCAAGGTCGGCAAGAAGTGGTAGCGGATTGATCTCGTAAGTACCAATGTTCTTCCTTGCCTGTTTCAGACCCTCGTCAAAATTCTTATCGAAAGCCTTTCTCACGGTTTCGTTAGTACCAAGCGACACCATATCACTGATAATGTTGCCGCCTGCCATACCTTCGACCGGGCCAGCCAAGCCTTTAAGAACGGCATCTTTCAGCATCTCATCCTTGGTTTGATCATCATCACCTACCAGTAAATATGGCAATGATGCACCAAGATTCCAGAAGACAGGTGTTACAAATGACATATTCACCAGCTTGCCAAAGTTGTGCCAGCCTGCATTGTTGTATGTACGTTCTGCAGCTTCCTTTGCCTGAGCCTCATCAAGGCCCAATTCGTCTTGATACTGTCGCGTCATGAACTTGATACTATCTTCCTTATAGCCTGGCTGCATGCGGTGCTTCAGATTGCGGTAGGCATCGTACATCTGGCGACCGTATGACATTGGACCATTACGGAACACACTGAGCATGTTGGCAACAACTGTGCGGTCTTTCTGAATCTGGCTGGTAAAGGCACCTTCACTGGACTGCTGTGTCAGGTTGTAACCAATCTTAGCATCCTGCAGGGCACGTTTCTTAGCATTTTCTTCACTCATACCTATCTTCTTGTAGTGCTTCAAGCGACTGTCGTAAATGGACTTTGCGCCAACGGCACATGTTATTCCATCTACCAATGCATTGGCAGACATACCCAGACGGGTAGCACCTTGAACAATGTCATTCTTCCAAATCTTCCAGTCATCAGGATCATCCATCAGACGAGTGTCACCCACCTGGCGACTCTTCCAACGCTTCTCAAAGACTGGCATATTCTCCATGGCCCACTTCCAGGAACCGTAAGGATTGAGGGAGTTCTTTGTGAAATACTTTAAGTCTACATCATGTAGGAATGCTGGTGCAGACAGTATCTGCTTGAAAGCAGTATAAAGACGGAAGTTAATTTTTGCAGATGTCACACCCTTGGCAATATTGCTGATAGCCTTGTCAGCTTCTCCACGGACTGGGGTGTATTCTCCTGCAGCAATGGTAGCTGCATTGAACATTGCTTTCCACAGCTCATCACCACTACCGTAGATAGTCTTCATGTTCTTCACCTTATTACGGAAAGTGGTATAGCTCAGCAGCGTGCTCATATCCTTGTTCCACTCTGCAGTAGCTGCCCAGCGATCCATATCGTCTACATGCTCCAATGCCAGACTCAACGCGTCGGTATGCAGGATATCCAGGGGCAAAGTATTTGTTCTACGTTTAATGATGCTACCTGTTATGGTAGAAGGAAGTACATTCTGCTCAAAGGCACTTGTCATGTCTGCCTCCTGATATCTGGCATCGCTGTTAATCTTGATGGGGAAATAGTGGTCTATAGCAGCCATCGGTGCACCGAACATGCGCTCATGCACCTCGTTATACTCCTTGCGCTTCTTAGGCAGGAACTCATCCTGTAGCCAGTCTGCCAATTGTATCAACTTGGGAGCGATGAAGTCTTTTATCTTCTGTACCTTTTCTTCGTCGATACCCATCTTGCGAAGCTTCATGCGTCCGTCGTTCATCTTATCTGCCATGTAGATATACAGCAGCTTGCCTTGATCCAGATTGAAAGTCTTGCGCTCTTCACCGTCAAGCATCTCTACTTCCATAGTAGGCAACAGACGTATCAGGTCATACAGGTCGCTCCAACGCTCAACACCACCTTCACCAAACAGTTCACGGGCCTTGGCATCAAGCTCTTCATGACTTTGCATTTGTCGGGTATAAGCATCTTCGTTGGCATCCATCCAACCACGTACAAAGTGATCGTATAGGTATCCTTCTCCGTTGGCATTGCGCGAACCAAACTCCTTCATCATTTGTTCAAAGGTTCCAAGAGGGCTATAGAAAAGTTTGGCTGCTTTTCCTTTTCTCTTTTCACGCAAAGTATCTGCAGGCTTGCCAGCTAAGTCAAAGTTGGCGATATCGTAGATGTGTTTGATACGCTGCTTGTCGCGCTCCACGAATTCTTTGGCGCCCTGCATGCTTTCACTGATATTACCCTGAAGCTGACTGATAATGTCATGATACATGCCGATACGCTCCATCTCATTATCGAGCATTTCCTTTTTGATGCTCTCCAGATATTGCCGTTGCTCATTATCCGTGCGTCCGCTTGACTTGCTGGTTTCTATTGCCTCCTTAAGGTCTTTCTGCAGCTGCGTCATGTTGGCCTGACTCTTTGCAATATTCTCAAAATACTGTAATGCAAGCTTGCAACCGTCATATTCCTGTTTCCACAAAGAACTATCGTCACTTGAATGCTCGGCAATCTCAGAAAGACGGCTTCTCAATGCAGCAATCTTTCCTTCCACTTCCTCATGAGTTCGCGTTATGTCGTCAGAGCCAGATGCAAGCTCAGCACCCATCTGGTTTTTGAACTCCTTAAGCATAGCCTGTCCCTTCAGCTCCAGCTTACCCTGAGTTTCTACACCCTGGGCAGTTTCTTTCAGAGCTTTCACAGATGCTAGCCTCTGCATCTCACCCTTTAAGAGCTTGCGGTAATTCTTTGTCAGGATGTTCATGATGTTGTCGATATACTTCTTAACATCCTTGGCACCAGTAGCATTCTTCACACTTGAAAGGATTCTCTCAATATCTCCGCGTGTCAACTCATCACCAAAACCTTGTTTCATAAAGTCGTTGGCAAAGTCGGTAACGGCCTTGACAGTTGCTTTGTCGTAGGTCTTCTGGCGTGACATGGCGTGACGAATACGGGCAAGATCTGTAGCTACACGCCAACGTCTGGCATGTTCGCTATCAGGATATTGCTTTTCGTAGGCATGAGCCTCATCAGCATCAGCCTTGTCGTTACGCGCCTGGCGATAGTCTTCCAACTTCGGGGCTGTCTGCCATAGGTTGCGCTCAGTAATCCACTTAGACATCTTGCCAGCAAAGTCCATAAGGTCTTCGCCCTGACGGAATACAGGCTTCTCACCAACACCCTCAGCATCTGCAGGAATGTTGTTGCGCTCCTTCCACTTCTTCATGGCAGCTTCCCACTGCTTCCAGTACTGCTCATTCTCAGGTGTCAGCTCTGACTCTGGCTGACTGGCTCTTTGAAACATCGGCTGGCCCTGCATCACAGACTCCTTCATCTCAGGTGTCACGTCGATGCTCCACATTTTTTGTGCGGACTTCTCCAAGTCAGGCAGCTCTACTTCACCAACTTTTACACCCCATTTCTTACCGTACTTGTTCATGAAGCGTGGCAGGATCTCGTCGTAGAAGCCTTTCATGCCCTCACCACCAATGCGGAGGTCTACACCTTCTAACACCTTTATTTTTCCTCCGTGCGAATCGGCAGTCTCAGTTATTCTATTACCTAGGTCTTTGCCATAAAGCTCTTTAACACGTTCACCAGACATCCGTCCAGACACTTCCGTAATAACACTACCATTTTTATCTTTGGCAAATATTTCGTATTCATTAGGAACGATTTCACCTGTGATGTTATCGTGCGCCTGAGAGACACTGATATTATTAATTAATTGACTGAGGTCATATCTCTCTGCCTGCTGATCACCAGTAGTCCAGGCAATCTTATCGTAACCGTTCTCAGCTGCATAGCGAAGCATGCGCTTCATAGCCAGCTCATGCCAGTTCTTATCAAATGGGGCATCAGGGATGTCAGAACGACTAAATGCACCATATCCGTGTGCTTGCAGATATTTGCTATAATCTATTCTTGCTTGGAAGCTTTTATTGAAAAGTTCGTCCAATTTCGACTTCTCTTCTTCTGTAAGACCATAGCTGATATCATCACGACCATACTTCTTACGAAGCTCAGAAGAATAGTTGTGGTATTCTTCATTCGCATTGTCGTATGCTATCTTTTCAGGGGCATTGGCAGGCGGGTCTACCTTATACCCTTTGTCTCTACCCTCCTGGTGACGCTTCGACTGTATCTCGTCAATGACAAGCACCTTGCTTACACCATCGGACAGGCTGTTGGGGTCACCTCCCATATTGGGTGCGTAGGCATCACCAAAGCGTACCCAGGCAACAGCACGGCCATTATCTGCATCGCCAAAATGAATTTGGTCGCCCTCATTCCACGGCTCAATGGTGGGAACAGTCAGCGCAATCTCGCGCTTATTCTCCAGTCCATTGGTTGTGTAGCCCAGGCGAGTGCTATTGATAGGTTGCACGTCAAATTCCAGAAAATGCTTGGCAGCATCAGAAATTTCATCACCGTACATATCCATCTGCGGCTCCAACTTTCCGTTGCCATAGTTGACTTCAAAGGCCATAGAGAAATCGTCGCCATAACGGTCAACCATGTCTTCAAAAGCAAGTTCTGCGGAATCTTGTTCGTTCAGTTTATTCCAACGTTCAACCATCTCGTCGTTGCGACGCTGATCTTCTTCGCTGAGTCTGTCAGGGTCGTTGGCCCATCCTTCCCCATACTTGTTAAACATCTCGTCGTTAAAGGCGTTTGCCTCTTCTTCAGCAACGGCCTTCTCTGCATCGTATTTGGAAACAAGTTCGTCATACTCCTTACGGAACTCCTGCATCTTGGGAAGGTTGTCAACGTCAAAGTATTCCTGATACGGCACTTCCTCTACCTGTATCTGGTTCTTGCGGATATAGTCTAGGAGGTCTTGCTTGGTGACGCTACCTTTCTGCTGCTTCAACCAGTCAGAGAGTCCAAGCCACTTGTCTTCGCCAGCTTTCAGACCACCATTCTTTTGCAGCATAGCAAGCCACTGCTCAGGAGTTGCTTTCTCCTGCTTAATATCCTCAGTTGCTTTCAGCGCATTGCTGATAAAGACAGGCGCTTTCTGGAAACGGATGTCACTTTCTTCTTCCTGAGACGCACTTTCCTGCCCATTTTTGCTTAAATTTGTTAATTTCTCGCTTTCTTCAAGCAGATTTTTGTCTTTTTCGTAGGATTTTACGATATCTTTTAGTAAATTTGCAAGTGGATAAGGACCAGAAATGGCTTTACCCACTCCATTAGAGGTGTTCGGCATATCGTCGAGCACTTCTATTTTCTCCACATCGTATGCATATTCCTTTGGCTGCAATTCTTTCTGCTTAAACTCCTTCATTAGGGTCATTACGCTGTACGGTGTTCCGTCCACATTAATAACACCAATGAACCGATGCATTAAGACGGACGGATTAAATCCATTTTTTGGACTACGCTCGTCATTATCTCTCTTATTGTAATCAGGATGTTCCTCGATCTCAATACTGTTGTTTATGACTTCGTCCAAATGGTTTAGCACAGAAAGATGAACACCCCTCGAAGCGTTTTGCCTCAGGCTCTTATCCACCTGATTCTTATTCACAGACTCGGCAATACTTTCTCCACTTATTGTATATTTGAAAGATTGTCCGAAGTTGTCATATTGCTGAGGGATTGGCACTCTTTTCTCCTTGCCTTTATCGTCTTTTTCAAGACGAGTATACTTTTCCTTAGCGTCTTTTATGGCAGCCTTTCTTGCCTGTTCCCAGCTTCCTGTATATTGATGCTTTGGCACCTCTGTAACTTCTACAGATTTGTCCTTCAGCCCAGGCATGACAATACCGTTGTTGTCCACAGCTCTCTTCTGCCTTTCATCAAACGTTTCAGGACTGTCACCCATGCTGGCAGACTCGCCTGAGCTACCATTGATAATCACCTGCTCGTCACGGGGAACATCCTCGGTCTCTGAGGCAAGCGTAGCCATACGTTCCTGGTCGGTCAGCTTCATGCGCGACTCAACATTGCGCGACTCTACCTCACCTGACAGGCGACGATAGAGATCTACAGCATCACTCTTTGCAGGGGCCTTGGTATTCTTGATATACTCAATCTGATTATTCAGCGTGTCATATTCTGCTGCCTGCTGGTCAATGGTTTCCATCAGCTGCTCCTTAACTTCCTTCTCGCTTTTACCATCAAGCTCAGCAGCAGCCTTCAACTCTTCAGGACTGCTTAGAATCTTGCGGTTGGCATCCAGGCGCTGTTTGATGTCAGCAGCCTTGCGCTGTTTCTTCTCGACAATAGCACTGATACCCTCTTCTGTGGTTGAGGTATAAAGGTTACCGCCACTGGCAAAACCCTCAATGTCCTGAATAGCGTGCTGCACCTCATGCAGTAGTGTCGCATAGACGTTTTCGTTATTCAGCTCGTCGTTGTCAAAGCGCTTCAGTTCGTTATAGCCAATCTTGATACCATCTTCTCCAAAGCTGCCAGCTGTGCCACCCTGCATAGAGGTGAAGCTTACCTTTACATCCTTCAGCTCAGGATAGTACTTGAACACTTCGTTATCTTCGCCCATCAGCTCACCAAGGGACATAGATACGCCTTGCTCATCATACTCCTTCACCTTTTCACCAGCTTTAAGATACTGCTTCCAAAGCTTTTCACGCTGTTTACGCATTTCACGATACTTGGCTTTTTGCTCTTCGCTGTAGCGGCTGTCAATACGTCCAGGAATTATATTTGTCAGATGCTGGTATTTCTCCAGAAGACCATCCTCTTCCTTACTAAGTCTTGCTACCTCCTTGTCATGATCCAGACGTGCTTGTTTGTAGGCATTGACAATATCAACGTCAGCATCAGGTATCTCGTAGCGCCATTTACCATCGGCACCACGCTCCCAGCCAGTAGCAAACTTGATAGCCTTGGCATCATAGCCACCTTCTTCTGCCTCTTCAGCAAGTTTCAGGCTTTCCATGCGCTTTGCATTATTCTCCAGCTTATCAGCCTCAGCAGCGCCTTTTTTGCCCATCATTTGGAACTTAGGACCATTGTCTGGCTTAATTCCTTCATCAAAGTAACGGTCAATGTCTGCCAACACTTTTGCAGGCTTGGCAGCATCATACTCAACATAATGATCAGAATCCCATCCGTCGCCAAACTCTACCTGGACATAGCCGTCATTCCTGCTAATAAGCTGTCTCAAAATACGCTTTTGCTTATCAGTTGGTTTCACAGAGAGGTTGATAAAACCTGCATTGTCATCTATACGGATAGCTCCACGACGGATAAAGTCGGGCATATCTGTCTCAATACCTGTCTTGGTGTTTCCGTCCCTTTCATAGGCAATGGATTCAATTTCTCTATGGTCTGTAGAGCGTCTGCCTCTAAGAAAACTTGTATCAGAACCAGGATTCATCTGATGTCTGCCTGAGAAATCGGGCATACTGCCATCTGGTAGCACATACCCTGCTTCCCTGACGTCATTGGTTGTACCAAACAACTTCTTGGCTGCATTAAATATGGTCTCTGTGCGCTGCTTCTCTTCGTCGCTGGCATAGTTCACCTTCTGACGATTCAATTGCTCAGAAACATTGGCATACTGGCCCTGCGTAGCATCTATCCATGCAACATCAGTCAAAGGAACCTCCTTGGAATACACCTTACCGTTTCCAGCATAGTTCTTGGCTTCCATTTTTGACGGAGTAACAAACGCACCGTCTACGATAGGTTTGCTACTGTAAACAGTAATAACGCCATTCTTCAATGCATCCTTTACCATATCGGAAGTAAAGTCGGGCGTAACATCCTCGTCAGCAGAATATCCGTCATATTCCAAAGCCTCGTTAAAGGTCTTGACATCTTCTATAGAGCGAATCCATGTGTGGCCTGGCATATTCTCGTCGTCGGCAGGATTTTCTTTCAGAATTATGTCAAGCTGTCGCTGTTTAAGATGCTCAGCGCGATTTGTCCTTGCTTTCTTGATTTCCTCAGACGGGTTCATTCCATCCAGGAAGTCAAGCATCATCTTGTCGGCAATATCGTTGGCATTGCGATACTTCCAGCCCATCATCTTGGCAATAGATGCCCAGAACTCTGACAGCAGAGTCTTCATGCGCTGCATAGCGGCAACAGCCTCAGCCTTGCCAAATACGCCACCACGTTCTTCTGCTATCTGTTGGGCCATATCGCGCATACGCTCAGCACCACGCTTACCAGAGAATTGCGTTACAAGTTCCTCTACAAAGTCATCCTCGCGGCCTTCCTTTGCCAGTTCAGGATATTCCTGCTTCACTCTGTCAATGATGGGCTGCACCAACTTGTCGTTAAGGAATACCTTCTTGATGTTTTCCCACTCTTCTGGTGCCGATTGGCGCTTCATCTGTACCCACAAGTGGCCATACTCATGGACGGGTGTCTCACTGGTCGCAATACGCGGGTCAACATATATCTTACCCTGATAGGTAAAACCATAGACACGACCATCTGGAGTCTTGAAATAGCTTGGCTTGCTATCCTTGATGGGATTGCCATTGATATCCTCAGTGACAGTACCTGCAGGCTTGTCGCTAATCTTCACGCCACGCTTCTCCAGCTCTGCACGCTGGGCAGGTGTTACCACGTTGTAAGGCACCTCAATGTTAGTACCCTCCAGCTGCTTGGCAATCATATCAGCCACCTCACTGTCAGGCACAATACGGTTTACCTTGCTGTAGCGGGAAAGAGTTACCTGGCGCTGGCGGTCTGCGGGCAACTGTCCGTTGACAACACCACTATGCCAGTCAACATTGCCAACAGCATCCTTTGCTCCTTCAGCCTTATAACCACTAGTTAACTCGCTTTCTGGTATCTCTACCTCAACGACAACCAACTCAGGACGCTTGTAAGCGCTGGTAAACTGGTCGTTCAGTCCAGATGTGCTGGTATGGAAGTAAGGATTGTAGGCAGCTGGTACATTGCTTTGGCCCTTCTGTCCTTTATTCAATACAAACTTACCGTTCTTCACTAGGTCAGGACGCTCCTCCGCTTTCTCCCAGACACCTATCTCAGTAGGTTCTCTCATCTCACCATTCACCTTGGCAGACATGGGAGGATAGAGTTTGCCATCAATGAGCTGCATGGCACGATAGCGTTTCACAGTTGGTTCCTTCTCCAGGCGTTCAAGCTCGGCCTTGTCAGAAACCTTCTGGGCTTTAACCTCGTCATCATCTACGGACTCACCAGCCGCTTTGCTCTTATAATAATCATCAAGGATGCGCTGGGCCTCTTCTATATCGGTAGAGATCTTGGCTTTCATCTTACCATCTGCCATATGTTCAATATAGGTATTCATCAATACCTTGTCGCGCTGGTCTGGCGTAGCGGGCTTAGTCTGCTTTTCTGCCTCTGCATTGTTGACAGCTTCCATCTCACCAATACGCTCACGGACTTCCTCGACAGCAGCCTCACGACCAATGGAGTGCTCTGCAAAGGGTTTGAACTTGCGCTTAGAAGAATCCAGCCACTCGTCGAACTTATCCTTAGAAACACCTGTAATCTTACCAAGACCCTTCCAACCCTTCTCATAGTTACTGAGATAGGCATTGCGGGCCTCAGCCTCAGAGTCGAAGCCATACATTACCTTGTGCTCGTCGAAAGCACCTGTCTTCGGATCTACCTGATCAATGACATACACCTTGCCATTCCAGTTGTCAAGGTCTGCGTTGTCGTTGATAAACATATCCAGATGGTCGCCATCTTTGCCATAGCGTCCAAGGATATAACCATAGGTATTATTTATCTTCTGCTCCCACTTCTTACCGTTGGCTTCACCACGACGCATGCTACCTTCAGGGTTCTCTACCACGAAGTCGTAACCACCAAAGGATACATGACCCTTCTTGTAGTTACCAGCATCCTTCTGTCCGTCTGTAGGCTCTGTGTTAGTCTGCTGCTTGGCGCGAGTCAGACGGCCTGTAAAGCTGTTATCATCGGCTGATACCTTGTGTAATGATGGGCCACCGTCAATCCACATCTCTTCCTGGCGACGTGCAGCCTGCTCAGCCTGAATGATACCACGCTTGATAACCATCGTAGTGATATCACTGGGGCGCTCAGCACCACCGAAGACATTCAGGATAGCATTGCGTACCTCATTGACATCAAACTGCTCTTGGATAGGCTCTGGAAGCTGACTGTGTATCTGCTCTGCATACTTCATCAGAGAGACACCCTTACCCTGTGGCGCTAACCACGGTTTGAAAGCATCGGCATCGCCACTGTTCTTCTTGCCATAACCTGTTTCATCTTGCAAGCCAGTAATAGGTGTGCCGTCCTTCTCATAGCTGAAATAAGCTATCGGGCCTTCGCCCCTCTTAGGTACGCGGCTGTGCAGGTCGGCAACATACTCTTCAATGGTACCTGGCGTCAATGTCTCGTCCTCCAGCATTACTTCGGCATCAGCATAGCCCTTATACAGGTCTCTCACCTTGCGAAGCTTCTGTTCACGGCTGGCATTGCTGTTCATAATCTGGTCGACCTTGGCATTGCGGATGTCACGACCTCTGAGTATCAAGTCCTCATGGTGATCATGCATCAGGTCGGCTGTCATATTGCCAATAGCTTCCATGTCACCCTTAGCATAGAGGTCAAGCAACTGTAGCTTTTCCTTTTCTGTCAGCACATCAGCGAGTGGGATGTTACCAACAGTGTACTTAAATACCTTGCGAAGCTTCTCATCAGTAGTGAGTGCAGGCTTCATCAATCCGTTAATGATGGAGTTGCTTACATCTGTCAGCTTAAAGTCCGTCTGATATGGCTCACCCTTAGCCAGTCCATTCTTATCATAGTCCTGACGTGTGACAGTTACTAGATCATCACCCTTGAAAGCGTCGATGGTAACCTCAGAGCGCGTACCGTCCTGGTTCTGGAAGCCAAAGCGCTTACCTATATTGTTCTTGACAGTACCTTGGGCTATCTTTTTCTCGGCAGTGGGTCCTGCGGGCTGTGCAGGTTCTGCTGGTTTAGCAGGTTCTGCGGGAGGTGTAACAGGTGTCTCTGGCTTGGCAGGTTTTGACGGGGATGCTGGTTTTTGCTGATTTGCGGGCTGGAAATCCTCGTTTTGTGGGCCGGAAATCGTCGGTTTCTGGGCTGGTAATTCTTCCTCAGCAGGTTTCTGCTCTTCAGCAACAGCTTTTTCTTCAGGCTTCATCAGCTCCTGCCAGTACTTTACCTTCTGTTCAGCTGCCAGTACTTTTTCTTCGTGAGCGTCGAGATCTGCCATGTCAGTAAAGCCAGAGGTGTCAGCATTCTGCAGACTCTCCAACTCCTTGGCGGCATTATTAGCAATGGTAGCAATCATCTTCTGGGCCTTTTCCTCACCGTACTTCTCATTCAGGTAGGCTAAGGTGTCCTCAGACGCTGCTTGCTCATATTGCATCTTACCATTCTCGTCAACGGGAATGCGAGAAGTGGCGCTCGCTGGTGGGTTCTTGTCAACAGTTTCTTCGTTGACATTTTCGCCACCAGCATTATCAAGAACTGCGCCCTGTTTCTCAGCACTCTCAGGAATCTCATCAGTCAAAGGTATCTTTTCTCCTGGCACCTCGGCATCCTCTTGCATATTCTCAGCAGTCTGTAGCATGTCAGGATGTTCCTGGGCATCAATCTCGTTACTCTTAGCCTGGCGGTATTCGTCACGGTCAAGAGGCATAGGCTGGCCAATGGGCTGGCCCTGCTCGTCGACAGGAACCTTCAGCCACGTAGGACGGCCCAGGTCGTCAGTAACCTGCATGGTCATGTAGCGCTGTCCGTCAGCACCTGTATAGAAGTCTTCTGCTATAGGCTGCTCAGGAGTACCTGGAGCATATTCAACAGTGTCGGTAGCTTCCTTTGTAAGGTCGCCTCTCAGTTGCTCTTCATTCTGGCGCATCAGCTCTTCAGTGGGCCACATGCCAGTAACCTTCACAATACGCGGCTCTACCATCTCAACCTTACCAGTCTCTCCATTGCGGACAATGACGGTGTCGCGGCCTCCGGCATTGATACTACCATCGGAATTGACAGTGACATCATGGTCTGTCAGGTAATAGCGGTGGCCATTGATATCAACGGCAACAACATTGCCACTGGGATGACTATATTCACTGACAATCCTGTTGGCATCATTCACCTGGCGATCAATGTTGCTGTTGATTTCATCCATCATACCCTTAGTGAGGGCATAGTTGTTGTAATAGATGGTAGTCATCTTAGCCTTGACGGGGCCATATTTCTCATAGATCTGTGGCAAGGATTTTTCAGGTGTGTCGCGGCCTGCCAGTACATCAGTGGCAAAGTCGGTGCCCTGACTCTCAATTAGGTTCAGAGCACGCTGCTCTTTCAATGATGCTGCATGACGGTCTTCAATAGATATGTTGCGACCCTGCTCATAGAAGCGGGGGGCATTGGGTTCATCACTACGCACAGCAACAGCCTGCAAAGCATCGTACATAGCATTGGTTACTTCTGCATCTGCCTTACCGTCAAAGATAGCCTGGATATCACCTGGCTCTTCCAAACCAGTCTCTCCCATCATAGCCATTACAGCTGCCATACGACGGGACTTGGTGGTTCCGTTCCACAACTCGCGCATGTCATTCAGCTGAAAAGCAGATTGGTGCACATGTTGAAACTGCTCAGCCTCAGCCTGGGTGTCGAAATGCAACTCACGAACACAGTTACCATTCTGGTCACGGGTACGGAGTATTACACCATTCCCACCATCATTGACAATATCACTGCTTGTCTCAGGAGTCCAAGGAACTACAAAGCCTAACAGACTGCCTACACGACGCTTTCTGTCGAGTGGACGGTCTTTATTGTTCAGCCAGTCGGCAAGACGCTTGGCGGTTTCTTCCGTACCGTAGGCACCTGGTGAGGTGATATCCTTCATTGCCTCAGTAGATACGCGGGGCTTCATCTGCTCCAGAGCTTCTGACAGTTGCATACCATCTTCAGAGCCTGTCAGATCTGCAATATCTTCTTCCGTCAGCACACCCTTCTGCAACTCTGCATCGCTGGTCTGCGACCACTTGACGGGATGGCGCATAGCCTTATAGAGGTCGGCAACGGCTTTGCCAGGATTGGATGCAAAATGCATGGCCAACTGGTCGATATGGGCTTTCAGGAGTCCTTTTGGAACATTCTCAAAAGCGTCCTCACCATTCATGGCCTTAGCAGCCTCACCAGTTCCGTAGAGTGTCAGAGCGCTACCTTCATAGCCCATCGCCTTACCCAACAGTTTCTTCCAGCCTTTCCAATTATTGGTGATGCTACCTGTCAAGCCACTCATACCGCCAAACGCGCCAAAGGTCATCACATGTCCTGGCAATTCACGGATGGCATTACTGATAATCTCGCCTGCACTTTCATCATCGCGGATGCCACGGACAATACTGCTGGTAGTGGATGCTCCAGTACCAGTGATGACACTCTGAGGAATGTGCTGCAGCACCTGTTGCAAAGTTCTGCCTTTCAGACTTGCCTTGGCCTCCTGCATCAACACCTCGCGGGCTGCAGCTTCTGTCAGTCCACGCTCTGCAGCAACAGTAGCAAGACGACGTGACAACAGGGCCTGGGTAGCCTTGCCACCAATCTTACCCCAGCCACCCCATAACCAGAAGTCAGCAGCCATACCAGAAGCCAGTCGCAATCCTTCAGCAAGCAAGCCAGGATTAACGTTGGGGTTCTGTCCTGCTTCTGTCATCTGGTCGGCCATAGCCATATAGCGGTTCTGTGCATCGGTACGCAGCATGGAGTTGGCAATCATGGCAATAACATTGTCTTCTGTCAAACCACGAAGGATATACTCCACCTGGTCTTTGGGAAGGTTACGCTTGACGGCCTCCTGTTCAAAGCGACGTACAAGGGCATTCTGCAATTCTGGCGCAACATACTTCTCAATATAGTCGTTTACATCCATCTTCTTCTGTTCAGCACGGTTCCAGATATCTTCAAAGGTCTGAGGGTCTTGAAGTATCTCTGTTGCCACACCACCCATGTTATCCTTCAGGGCCTGCAGCATCGTGTCGGGGTCTGCAGCTTTGTTACCCTCACGGAATGCATTGAAGAGACGCTGAAGCTTCATGGCTTCTGGTGTGTTAGCATCGTCTTCAAGGGCATTGCCAAGGATGGCCTGTTTACGTGCCTCGCCACCTTCCAGCGCTTCGTTGATGGATGGTGCAAAGTAGTTACCCAACACCTCGTTGACATGCTGGCTTTCCCATAGGTCGTTGACGGTGTTCCAGTCACTGAACAGACCACGTACACCAGACCAGTAGTTATCGTCGCCACCATACTTCATCTTCAACGCTTCACGGAGTTGAGGCTTCACGAACATATTGACAACATCGGCATAGTCGTTACCCATAGCATTGGCAACGGCATGCAGCTGCTTCTGTATTTCGGGATCGTAATAGACAGCCTTGACAGCCTCCATCGGATCTGCTGTGCGCTCAGGAAGCTTGCTAACAATGGCTTTGACGGCCTTTTGAGCCTCATCGCGGGCATATTGCTTATTGACACGACCAAGTAGTGAAACCAGCGTATCGTTATCGCCAATACCCATCTGCTCAGCCCTGGCTCTGGCTTGTGCATACGCGCTGGCACCGCTGGTAGGAGCCTCAGCAACAGCCTGACCGAAGACCTTATACAACTCATCATAGACCTGCCCTTTGCTAGTCGGTGCATACTTACCAGAGTTATCCATATCAACTTCCATCGACTCATTGCGCCAGGCATCAGGCTCATGCTCCTTCATCTTCTGAAGCATGGCATCCTGAATCTGCTCAGCAGTCATGGTGTCGCCAGACTCGTCAACAGCTTGTGTCTTGTAGCCTTGGTCTAAGGAGTCAAGACCTGCCTGGGTATAGGTCATACCATTAACAGCGTTAACGCGTTCTTCCTTTTGCTCAGGTGGACGCGTTGACGTTTCAGGTGCTGGCACATTGGCCGCTGGATTAAGCTTCTGCTGTAGGGACTGCTGCAACACTTCGCCAGTAGGCTTTGATGGACGTTCCCACATCATATCATCAAACTCCTGCTTGTTGCCAACATCAAAACCCAGTTCTATACTCTTGTCGTAATACCACTGACGGTCTTCATCGTTGTTTAGACTTTCTTTGAAATCATCATAGCTACCTGTGTCTATGCCATTCTGCTGCATTTGGTCAAACAGCCACTGTCTGTCTTCGTCGTTGAACTGTGCCATAAGGTTGTACGTTCTATATTAAGATTGGGTATTTTTATCGGTTTTGTCTTCTGCTTGGAGGGGTGTTATTCGATGTATTTCTATTTCTTCTTCCAGGAGGGGTGTTATTTGAAGAGCTACCGCCAGAGCGAGAAGAACCAGAAGGAGTGTACTTGGTTTCCTTTTCTGTAACGGGGCGACCATTTTCATCTACATATTTCGTAGTTTTTGTAGTATTATCATACTGGGGTTTCCCACGGCCACCACCGCGTGCATACCCACCACGACCTGCAGCTCTATCCTCTTGTTCTTTCTTCTTGGTATCTGCATTCTGTTGTTGGATGGCTAGTGCTAGGTCTTTTTGTTCTTGTTCTTTGCGTTTTGCCTCAGCCTTTGCCTCCGCTTCACGTTGCCATTTTTCCTGTTCAGCATCAAAGCGTCTGCGGTAAAGTTTCCACTTGTTTCTATCGCTCTCAGCCTGACGATCCATGGCCTGCGCCCTGGCATAACCAGCTCGCCACTCTTTATCATGTGCTCTGCGCTCTGCATTGAGCTTGTCATAGCGCTCCTGTAACTTGGCTGACAGTCCTTGTTTGGGGTCGTATGAGCTAGGGGCGCCCTTACCAGCATAATGCATGTTGGCAATGGCTGAGATACCATCACCAATAGCTGCAATGAGGGCATTACGACGTTGGCGCTTACGCTCTGCCGCTTGCTCTTCGTCTGATGGGCGAGGGTTCAGCTTTGCATACATCTCCGAATAGGTAGTGACAGGCTTGTCATCATCCTTTTTGGGTTCAGGGGTTGGCGTTTCCAAAACCTCTTTCATCTTCTTGTGCATGAGGTCTTGCTGTTCCTCAGCGTTCAGATTTCTGTTGATATCGTCAATGTTGCCATTATTTGTTGAACTCATAGGGCTTGTGTTATTTGTATTGCGAAAAGCCATCTCTGTGGTTGGTGTTGACGGCTTGGCGACTTGCGCTTTAGCTTGTGGCATCTCTGACGGCATACTGGCCGTAGGTCTAGACTTCTTGTGAGAATATGGATTACGGAAATCAATATCTTCTAGTGTTGTTGACGGCTTGGCTACCTGCGCTTTAGCTGTTGGCATCTCAGATGGCATACTCGCTTCAGGTCTTGCCTGCTTGCGAGGATATGTACTACGGAAGTCGATATCTTCTAGAGTCGTTGACGGCTTCGCCACCTGTGCATTAGCTTGTGGCATTTCCGACGGCATACTCGCTTCTGGCCTAGACTGTTTGCGAGGGTATGTATTACGGAAGTCGATATCTTCCAAAGTCGTTGATGGCTTAGCCACCTGTGCATTAGCTTGTGGCATCTCCGACGGCATGCTGGCCGTAGGTCTTGCTTGCTTGCGAGGGTATGTATTACGGAAGTCGATATCTTCCAAAGTCGTTGATGGCTTAGCCACTGGTGCCTTAACAGATCCCTCTGACGGCATACTGGCTGCTGGTCTACGCTGCTGGTGCATAAGGTCTTGTTCTTCCTCAGCATTCAACTTCTTATTGATATCGTCAAGTACTGTTGCCATAGGATATATTATTACGAATTTGCGCCTACTGGAACCTTCTTACCTGTTGAGTCAAATAAACCTGCAATGGCGCTACCAGCACCAATAATGCCCTGAATGCTACTGCCAATCTGCTGTTGACGTGAACGTGACAGAGCATCTTCCATGCCCATCTCGGCATCTTCCAAAGCATCCTTACGTGCACGATACTGTGCATCGATGGCCTGCTTGCGCTGTTCGTTCTGTGCGGCAATCTGGCCAACGGCATTAGCATACATCTGGTTGTTGGCTTCTTTCTCCCTGGCAGTCTGCTCGTCGCCACCACCCATCATAGCGGCACGACCTGCAGCGGCCTTGTTGCGCTTACGGATGTTATCTTCCGTAATCTGAAGAATACGCTGTGCATCGGCACGCTGCGTAGGGTCTTCGTTGTAGTTTTTGTCGTACCAGTTCTGATTGTCCTGCTTACGCTTCGCAAACAGTTTTCGCATGCGTGCTGCGTTCTCTTCTGCTTCGTCGGATGCCATAGCACCACCAACGATACTTCCTATTGCGCTCAATCCTGCGCCTGCAATTGTTCCCCACATAATCGATTATGAGTTAATAGATAAAATTATGGGCCAAAGATAATGATATATCTTTGCATCGAAGTTTTATCCGTTAATTCATGAAAGGCAAGAAGACTGGAGGCAGAAAAAAGGGAACGCCAAACGTGGTGACAGCGTTCAGTAAATCGGTAATACAGGATATTATCGACCGTTATACTAATTCAGACCAGTTCACATCGGACTTTGGCCGTCTGGACCCTAAAGACCGTATAGATGTAATCATTAAGCTGACAGGCTTTGTGCTGCCTAAGCCACAGTCTGTTGACTTCAATATGAATACAGAAACCAAGAAGACTATTGAAGACCAATTGCGCGAACTCTCTAAGGAGAATGATGTCTAGATCTGTCTACTTTCGTCTACTTTAGATGTATTTTTCTGTTAAAAACTATCGGAATAAGTACGTATATATATAATAAGGTGTATCTTTGCACCCAAGAATTATTGTTATTAATGTTGTATTAACAACTACTACGTTTCAAAGCGTTGAAATGTAAATACGTCGTGAGACGTTCGCTAGCAAAACAAGCAGGCAAGAGGATGTGCAACTTTTTCCCTCTTGCCTGTTTTTATTATTCCGTTTCTTTACAGTTCTACCCAGACTGGAAAGTTATTCTGCTACTTTCAGTTTCACCCGCTTTGCTTTCTCAAAGTCCTGTGCGGCTATCATGGCACGCTCCTTGTTATCCAGCTTCAAGTACTTCCTGAGCATTGCTTCGCTGCTGTGTCCTGTCACCGCCATGATACTGCTCAATGGTACACCGCGCTTATAGGCATTGGTGGCAAAGGTGCGTCGGGCCGTGTGGGTCTTGATACACTCATAGAACTTCTTACCATTGTCAACGGCCATCGTGCCATGCAGTTCTTTGACTCCTGCAGGCTCCGTCCATCCAAGTAGGTGCCCAACAATCTTGATACGCATGTTTATCTTCTGGTCGTACACCTTTGGCAACTTACCATCGTACTTGTCAAGTATCTCCAGCACTCTATCGTCTAGGGGTATGTAGATGGGTTTGGCTGTTTTCTCCTGGGTAATGTCAATATAACGTCTGCCATCCTTCAGCTCCACAATCATGTCGCTGTTGATACGTTTGTAGTCGCTGACACGCTGACCAGTAAGACAACCTATCAGAAATACGTCCTTAACAGCGGCCAAAGCTTTGCGCGACTGCTCACGATCTGTCAGTTCGTGCATGCGCTTGCGTTCTTTCTCTGGTAGTGCATTGATACATTTCTTCATCTGCTTGTCATCGGTGGGGTCAAAGTCGTACAGCTCACTGATACGCTCTTCTGTCAGGTACACATTGTCCACATCTTCATGGTCAACAGAAAAACGCTCACTCTTGAAGTCGTCTCTGGTAGTCAGCTTCATGTCCTCTGCAGCAAACAAAAACGTCTTCAGGTTCTTCACATGACGGCCAATAGTGTTCGGGCTATACATCTTCTTGATGAAGAAACCTTTCCAGCTGTCATAGAAGTCAATGGTGATGTCGTCGAAGTCCACCAGCTTGTGACGGTCTGCTTCGTATGCTTCCAACTGTGCCAACGTACCCCTGTAGCTCTTGATGGTGCCAGGAGTAATCAACTTGGTAGACCTGCGCTTCAGACGTTCCCCATCTTCACACTGGCGTATGAACTCCTTTATCCACTCCTTCAATGTCATCTTCTTGCGTATTGGGGCCTGCTGCTCCTGCTGCTGGCGCTCCTTCTCTTCCAACACCTGCTTGCGCAATACTGCCTTCACGGTCTTTTTTGCAGACTGTAATGTCAGAGTTCCCGCATCCAGCTGTACTTCCAGTTTCTTTTTGAGCGTCCATAGAAGAATAGCCAGATTGTCACGCAGGCTGACAGTGTTCCCACTCTTATCAGCCTGTGTTGCATTATCCAGCAACATGCTTATAACTTTCCAATCTGGCTTTGAAAGAACAACCCCAAGAGATATGGCATTGTTGATAACTCCACGAAGATATACACGTACTGACAAGCTGACGTCAGTACCATTACGACTTTCCCTTGCTATTATTTGTACCATAAAAATATGACTTTATTGGGTGCAAATATACGAATATTTTTGTAATTTGTAGCGCATTTGTAGCGCATTTTTGTTATTTTATGAAATCTTTTGAAGCTATTGATATTACTTAACAATCCACAAAGTCCCTATTTACAGGCGTTTCCAGCATATTCAAAAAGGCACACAAAACAAATATGGTGAGGTTCGCCAGGCACCTCTCCCAAAACTCTCAGAACCTCGATAAATAACAGGTTTTGAGAGTTTTCTTTTTATCAAAAAGTAACATTTGTAGCGCATTTGTAGCGCATTTAAAAACGTCGCTCCTGTCCTCACGGATGGAAGCGACGGTGCAAGGTGCAGCCTCAGCAAATAAAAAAATGAAAGGAGGAATTTATGCCAAGACTGCCATCTGTGCAATGAAAGTCATATTATATTGTTATCAACTACGGTAGACATATAAACAAAAAGGCCGCACTACGTGTTGTCTAAGTCCTCAGTAGCATGGACTCCGAGAGCGTTTCCACTTCTCGACACGTTTGCGGCTATTGTTACACAATAGTGTACTCAATTATGTTCGGAAGCCACTGGTCACCCATGAGCGACCAGCGGGATCCTGTGGCTACTGAAAAGATTTAGACGATGCAAAGGTAAAGAAAAGAATTGAAACCTACAAGAAAAATTTACTTAAAATCATCTTTAATACTGTTTATAAAGTCTTCTTCCGTGCCAATTTCTTCCTCTGTAAAAATACTAGATATATTTCTATAGAATTCTTGTGACGACTTTTCATCATGTATAGCTTTTTTAAATTCTTTCAAACTTCCAATCTCATAAGAAGACACTTTGTGAGAATTTATTAAGTTATTATACAATTCTGTTCGCCTGTCTGTTACATTTGTATTTTTATTTCTTGTTAATCCAAAAATTGACATGCAGCCGAAAAATATAGTGGCAATTAATGTGGCTATAGATATACTAATGGTCCATATATAGCGTTTATCGCTCTTGTGATTCTGTCTTTCTATTTCACTCCATCCACCATTCGATATAAAATACCTACCAACTTCATTAATTTGAAAAATCGGATTAGCGCCATGACGTTCATATTGACAACGCTTCCCATACGGAGAAAGTTCCTTAAAGACGATTTCTAAATCTGGCCAATTTGCATCAACCTGGTTATTATAAAAATATCCACTCGAATCAAGTAATGACTTTCTCAAAATTTCCTCAGCAGCTATCTTAATATTATCCATAGAAGTAATTTTCTAATCTTTATTCTCCTTTTTCTTTATACAACTCCTGCATTTCTGCAGTTACTTCCATGAACTTCATCCAGAGATTATACACTCTGTTTTCTTTTTCAGAATGATTGGGATCACTCAGGCGAGCGACCTCAGCTTTTAACCTGGCATTTTCTTCTTGCAGTTTGGTTACTTCTTCGTTTGTTTTGTAACCATAGAAGAAGCTCATGTCTTTACCTAATACTTGGCATAATTTTTCTAAAACACCTGATGAGACATTGTCTGATTTCAAAGTTTTGTTAAACGACTGAGGAAAAACTCCAATCATGTCAGCCAACTTAGCCTTTGGTATTCCAACAGACTCTAGTTTTTGTTTTAATTCTTGTCCAGTCATAAATCTTCCTATTTATTAAATAATCTTAAATAAACCTCTGGTTTTATTATTTTATAAATCTTTATGTTTATATTTGCACCGTGAAATCGTTCGGGAAGTGTTCCGAAACATTCCGTTAGTCAGTGCAGACTGCAAATATACAAAGAATAATTGATAAATCAAAGTATTTATAAATAAAAATATTGATATGGCAATAAGAAGACCTACGATTGTAATGCCTCGCGGTTCGGTTGAAAGACTCTGCAAGGCTGAGGGCAAAGGCAAGACATCTGTCTATGCTGCTCTGAACTTTACAAGTAACTCTGAAGAAGCAGAACGCATCCGCAAGGTTGCAGTATCAATGTACGGAGGTATCAGGACTACGAAAGTGATACCCTAAGAACAAATGACAAACCTTTAATTCAACTAATCATGGCACTATTTTTAATTCAAGGGTACAACAGCGACATGACGGAGCTTGTATCAGAAGAACGCAAGGAGTTTGAACATACTGAAGATGCTCTCATTGAGGCCTACGTCAAGGCAGGTAGCTACGATGTAGTAGTGCTGATGCGTCAAAACAGCATATCACACTCATTCAAGAAAATCGCTAAACTCTATTGACCTATGGCACGACTGACTAAGAAAGAGAAGGAAGTGGTATTCAGGACTATCGCAATTTTCAGCGACACGTATCTTGATGCTAATGACTTCTGTGATGAAGAACAAAAGAACTTGGAGAGTGCAAGGCTTAAACTAAGGATGGAGATATACGGATTTTAATAACGACTGATTATGACGAATACAATGACAGCAACACAGATGGCCACCGTCTACGGCCTTAAAAGTCCCCAGGCTTTCAACAAGCTCATGGAGAAGTGTGGTGTGCTCATCAAGAACGATAACGGCTACTTCCTCGCTGACTACCTGCGTGGCTTCGGCTACACGGCCGTCATCGACCATCCTTACTTCTTGCCGAATGGCATCCGTGCCACCAAGAAGAAAGCTGTCTGGACGGAGAAGGGCCAAAAGTTTATCCGTGCACGCCTTGGTCGCTTTGGTATTACCCCCGTCAACGAACAGACAGACATCTTTACAACAAATTGATAATAGACTATGGACTTACATTCACTCATACATTCCGACAACGCTGCCAACATTCAGGTAGTGATCAATGCAAAGGACCTGCGCGACTTTGCAGACCAGCTGATGGCCTATGCCACAACGAAAATCAAGGAGCGCGACGAGCCAGAATACTACACCCGTGAGGAACTGGCCAAGAAGCTGCATGTAAGTCTTGTCACTCTGAACCGCTGGCGTGATGACGGCAAGCTGCCTCAGCCTATCACCATTGAGGGCCGTGTGCTCTATGACAAGGCAGAGGTAAGGGACGCCATCAACAGCAACTACAAAGCACTAAGAAAACTCACATCTAAAAACATAACCCTATGAAACTGAAACTTTCCATCATCATTGCAGCCATCGTAGTATTCTTCATGCTACTGGGCATTGCAGGCAAGGCCGACTACACCGACCAGGTAATCTACAACATGTCACAGGAGGACTACGACGCCATCTGTGCCAAGCTGACGCAACAGAACGGTTCCCGTCCGTCAGAGACGGAGATTGCCGAATACTACATGGATAACAGATAGTACTTTTCGCAAATCATTATAGTTTTAGGTTTTTAGTTTATTTTCATCCTCATTATGGAGGTATTAGTTGATTAAGGTTTCTACGACAGTGGTTCGTGAGAATAGCTGTCTTTTCATTACGAACACGATAAAACAACATAACATGGCAACAAAGAATACAACATCAACGGCAACATCGACACAGGCGACTCCCAAGGTTGTCTGCTGCCTGAACTGCCTTCATGCCCTACTCCACCGTTACGGGAACAATCCCATCCTGGCTGCATGCAAGTGTCAGCCACAGCCTGACAACGAGCAATTCCCCTACGCTGTAGAGGTGGCTTGTCATCTGCGTCGTTGTATCAACTGGAAGCTAGACCCTGACAGGAAAGAAGTGGAACGTCGTAGCAAGGTAGCATAATGAGATACTACAGACAATTGTGTAACGTGTACGATAGAGTATGGGCCAAGGATGCCAAGATGGTTTCCGTGTACCTATACCTGCACTGCTGCGCCTACGTACAGGATGGTGAGTTGCACGGCATCAAGATACGTCGTGGCTCCTGCCTGACATCTCGCACAGCCATCATGGAGGCTACAGGCCTCAGCGAAGCTGATGTGAAGTCTAGGCTTAAATTATTAGCTAATTATGGCGAAATAATTCGCAATTCATCCAACCTCGGCACAATCATAACAGTCTGTGACTACGATAATTACAACGGCTCTGATGATTTATTCAGCCTTAGTTTATCCAACCAATCACCCAACGAAGTACCCAGCCAACTACCCAGCCAATCACCCACCACACCTATTAATAGAAATAACAGTATAACAGTAAATAATAATCTTAGAAGTAATTTCTTTCCTTCTAAGATAGAGAGAGAGAGTAAAAGGGCTGTTGTTGAAGAAATAAGGAAGTTGTATAACAAGATGTTTGACGGTGTGCTGCCTGTGTGGAAGCGTATAACCGACAAGATGGTAAACAAAGTAGACACCTGTATCACCGTCTTTTCGCGCCAGGCTGTTGACATGGTGTTTGACCAGCTGAAGCACGAAAGCTTTATGAGGGGAGAAGGAAAGGTAAACAACGGCTTCAAGGCAGATGCGTTCTGGATATTTGAGACTGACAACTTTGACAAGCTCCTGTCACGCTACGAACTTCGCCTGAAGAAAAAGCAACAGCAGACAGAACAAGAGGTGAAGCCTCAGCAGAAGCAAAGCGTGGGCGTTATCGGTGAGGAAGTACAGACACCTGCCAGACTCTCCAAGGAAGAATACGAGCGAGACATGCGACAGGCTGCTGCAAACGGCAATGCACAGGCACAGCGTCTAGTAGCAATATGGGACAAAGAAAAAAGAACAAAGATATGAAGAAGCATAAAGAGTCAGACTTACAGATACAGTGCGTGCGATGGTTCCGTTACGAGTACCCAGAGTTTGCGCGTCTGCTGGAGCATCCCAAGAACGAGGGCAACGGCAATCACAGTCAGGGTGCCGTTGCCAAGGCAGAGGGCGTACAGGCTGGCGTAGCAGACCTGATACTGCATGTATCATCCTACATCACTGGCGAACCGTCATTGCGGCACTCAGACAGCTTTCACTCACTGGCCATAGAGATGAAGACCAAGACTGGTAGCCAGAGTCCTGAACAGCGCGAATGGCAGTTGCTCTTTGAGGCTGCTGGTGGCTTATATGTTGTCATCCGTACCTTTGACGACTTCCAGCAGATCGTCACGAAATACATGCTCAATGTTCCTGTGGACGTGTACGATGCCGTCAAACTGGCTTACGACGCTATTGAAGAACGAGCCAAGAAGAAAGCCTTAGAACAATTCAACGATATTATTCATCCAAAGAAGTAATAAAGTGTATCTATTAAAATCTAGACAATTATAAAATTTAGCGACTATGAGATACGAAATCACTACAGATGTTGATATTGATATCGACGATATCATGGGATCAATGGACAGAAAAGAAAAAACTGCTCTGTATAACGAGCTGGCTGATGAGTTGGGTGATGCCAATTATGACGAAGACTTTGATGTGGCAAAATACTTAGGAAAGATGTCAGCCTTTGAGCAAAAGAAAATTTTGTGTAACGCACTTGGCGTTTCCAGCTACTATGACGAGCAAGGGCTGC